GCCGCCTCTTGCAATGACCCCGCGCCCGCCGCCCGGCGCCGGGCCGATGACCACGGCCCGCCCGCCCCGCGCCCGTAGGTACTGGGAGCGGCGTTTCAATCCTTTACGGGTCCGAAAGCCCGAAAATTTTCTAGGTATAAACGGATTTTTGCCCTTCCCCAGAAGGGGGTCTGAAAAAATTTAGGGGGATTTTTTTGAAGAAAATTTTCAAAATGATGTATCGTGATGCCTTTTTCCTGCTATAATCGGTACAGTGATAGGTGCGAAGCTCCATGACATTCCGTCGTGGGGCTTTTTCTTTTGCGTGTATTTTGGAAACGGGGTGCAGGAGTGATGCCGGATGCCGAAGCGGAACGACAAGCGCGACACCGCCAAGGCTGAGTACATCAAGCGGCGGCGGTCGGGCGAGAAAGTAAATCTCAAAGACCTTGCCGAAAAGCTGGGCGTGACATACGGAACCGTCCGCAACTGGAAACGCATTGACCAATGGGACGATGCGGTGGAGCGCAAGCGCGGGGGACAGCCCGGAAACAAAAACAGCCGGGGCAAGAGGAATGCCAAGGGCAATCCCGGCGGCGGTGCGCCGAACGGAAACACCAACGCAGAGAAGGACGGTGCATATAGCACGGTTCACCTTGAACGTTTGAACCAAGAGGAACGGGACTGGCTGGATCAAATGCCGACCGGTGCAAACGAGAACAACATTTATGAGTTGAAGCTGCTTCGGATTCAGCAGCGGCACATCATGGAACGGATCGCAGAGTATGAAAGCTGCGACCCGGAAAAGCTGTTCACTGCATCCATCACCGATATGCGAAAACCGGGAAAGGACAAAGACGGGAAGCAGGCGGACGGAGCTGTGCAGAAGATGGTTATGGATAACAAGGACAGTGCCTTTGTTCGAGTGACCCAGCTGCGGGAGGCCCTGAACAAGGTCTCCGGCAGAATTATTTCTCTGACCACACAAATCCGTCAGCAGGAAGAATTTGAAAAACGGTACGCTCTGGAACTGGAACGCCTTGACATTGCAAAGATGCGGGCGACCGGTGAGGTGGATGTAGACCCGGAGGGAGGGACAGAGGATGAAACTGTACACGACTAAGATCGTTGCACAGTATCTCGACCTGTCCGAACGCCGGGTGCGGCAGCTCCGAGACGAGGGCGTGCTGGAAGAAAAGGCCCCCGGCCTTTACGACCTGCGTTCCAGCGTCCGACGGTACATCAACTACCTGCGGGGCGACGAGGGCGGCAAAGCTGACCTCAACGAGGAACGGGCGAAGCTGACCAAGGAAAAACGGATCGCCGCCGAAACCGAGAATAAAGTTCGCAATGGGGAACTGTACCGGAAATCTGACATCACGGTTGGCATGACCACCGTTGTTATGAACCTGCGCTCAAGGCTCCTTGCCCTGCCCAACAAGTTGGCTGCAAACATTGCCAAGCTGGACGGTGATGAGGGCAAGATCATGGACTTATTGCAAAGTTCCCTCTATGAGATCATGGAGGAATTTTCTAATTATCAGGTGGCGTTGCAGCCGCCAAAGGATGATGAAGAAGATGAACAAGACGGAGAAGAAACCGGATAAGCCCGGCGGCGCTTGCAAGCACTGCCCGTGGGGCAAACGCATCCACCAAAGGCTGATCCTGTGTATGTTCCCAGCTTGCGTAAGAGGTGAACCGAAACGTGAAGAAAAAACGGATCGTGAAACTTGAACCGCAGACCGTGGAACTGTTCGCCGAGGTTCTAAGCAAACTACGCCCGCCGCCGCCCCTGACAGTCAGCCAGTGGGCGGACAGATACCGGGTGTTGTCCGCAGAATCCAGCGCAGAACCGGGGCGGTGGCACACCGAGAAAGCCCCGTATCAGCGGGCTATCATGGATGCCATCGGTGATCCTCACGTCCGTTCTGTCGTCGTCATGTCGGCGGCGCAGATCGGAAAGACGGATGCTTTCATTCTGAACCCGCTGGGCTACTACATGGACTATGCACCCTGCCCGGTGATGTGTATGCAGCCTACCCTTGACATGGGGCAGACGCTCTCAAAAGACCGTATCGCTCCCATGATCCGGGACACGCCCCGGCTTACCGGTCTGGTGGATACCAAAAGCCGGTACGCTGGAAATACCGTCATGAAGAAGAACTTCCCCGGCGGGCACATCACCATTGTTGGCGCAAACAGCCCGTCGAGCCTTGCCAGCCGCCCCATCAAAGTGCTGCTGGCGGACGAGATCGACCGCTACCCCAAGAGCGCAGGAACAGAGGGCGACCCTCTTGATCTGGCAAAGAAACGCCAGACGACCTTTTGGGATTACAAGACCGTCATGGTCAGCACGCCCACCATCAAGGGAGACAGCCGCATTGAGGACGCCTACCTACTTTCTACACAAGAAGAATGGAACGTGCCTTGCCCGGAATGTGGGGCATACCAGCCGTTCCTTTGGGAGAATGTCAAGTTCGACAAAGACGACCTCGACAAGGGAATTGGATATGTCTGCAGGGAATGCGGCTGTGTATCAAATGAATACCGCTGGAAAGAGCAGGGGAAATACGGTAAGTATGTTGCCGCCAATCCCGGTGCAGAATCCAGAGGCTTCCACCTGAACACGCTGGCTTCAACCTTTGTTGGCTGGAAAGAGATCGTGACGAAGTTCATCGAAGCGAAAATTGCCCTCGATCATGGCAACCCGGAACAAATGAAGGTCTGGGTGAACACAGAGTTGGGCGAGACGTGGGAGGAACGCGGCATTCAGTTGGAGGACATCGAGCTGTTCAACCGCCGCGAAATCTACGCCGCAGAGGTGCCGGATGATGTTCTGTACCTCACTGCTGGTGTTGACGTGCAGGATGATCGCTTTGAAGTTGAAGTGGTCGGCTGGGGCGAGGGCACAGAGAGCTGGGGCGTTCGCTACCAGAAAATCTTCGGCGATATGCTTTCGGATCAGGTATGGGACGATCTGGACAACTTTCTACTTCGGACATGGCACAAGGCAGACGGAACGGCATACCCGCTGTTGGCGACCTGCATTGATTCCGGTGGACACCACACCGATGAAGTTTACCGGTTTGCAAAGGAACGGCTCAACCGGCGCATCTTTGCCATTAAGGGCATGGGCGGCGCAGGAGTGCCGTTTATCCGCAACCCGTCCAAGAACAATCGTGTTCGGGCAGACCTGTTCATTCTGGGCGTTGATGCGGGCAAAACGACCATCTATCAGCGTTTGGAAGTCAAGACGCCCGGCCCGAACTACTGCCACTTCCCGTCAAATGAGGAAGCAGGCTACACCGAAGAATACTTCAAGGGCCTAACAGCTGAGAAGAAAGTGGTGCGGTTCGTCAAGGGTCATTTGAAAGAATACTGGGAAATCAAAGATAAAGAGCATAAACGAAACGAGCCGCTGGATTTGCGCAATTACGCAACCGCGGCTCTTGCTATTTCTCGCCCTGTGCTGAAAAAACCGGATGCAGACGGAACGCCTGCCCAGCCGGTCAAGAAATCACGGGGCCGTCGTCAGCTTTCGGGAGGTATCTAAATGGCAGGAATTACGCTGGAAACGGCACAGAAACAGCTTGACCTTTGGATTGCCGCCGAGGAAAAGGTGACACACGGGCAAAGCTACCAGATCGGCAACAGGTCATTGACCTACGCAGACCTGACGCAGATTGGAAAGCGGATTGATTATTGGTCGAACAAGGTGACGGAACTTTCTCAGCAGAGAAAGGGACGGAACCGGATGGGGCATTTTGTGCCGCGTGACCTGTAAGGAGAGTAGAAGATGGGATTCTTCGATACCCTGCTCACGGCGATTGCCCCGGAGCGGGCAGTAAAACGTGTTGCCGCACAGACGGCAATACGGGCAATCAATTCGGGATATTCCAACTATGGCGCAAGTCTGCACAAGAAATCTATGCGGGGCTGGATGTGGCACGGTGGAAGCCCGAAAGAGGACATCGAAGATAATCTTCGCGTCCTGAGAGAGCGGAGCAGGGACGCTTATATGGGCGTCCCGCTGGCAACCGGTGCCATCAAGACCATGCGCACCAATGTAGTGTGCGGCGGTCTGACACCGACACCGCAGATCGACAACGCATTTTTGGGTATTTCAGACGAGGAAGCCCAGAAAATCAATGAACAAATCGCAAGAGAATTTGCTCTGTGGGCCAATAAGCCGACCTGTGATGCAGACCGCATCGACAATTTCTATATGTTGCAGCAGTTGGCATTTACGGGATTTCTGCTGAATGGTGATTCATGGGCAGTCCTGCAGAACAAAAAGACGCCCGGTGTACCGTATGACCTGCGTGTGCGGATCATCGAAGCCGACCGCATTTGTTCTCCTGCGTTTATGGACATCCTTTCGCCGACGGACATTAACGAGCATCATGTTGAAAAGATCGTGCAAGGTGTTGAAACCGATGCAGACGGCATGGTCATTGCGTACTGGGTTTGCGACCGGCACCCGCTGGCGTCTACCAGCGTGACGGGATTGACGGCCTCGCACTGGACAAGAGTGGAAGCCTACGGCAAAAAGACCGGGCGGCAGAATGTTCTCTGTCTGATGCAGCGCGAACGTGCCGGTCAGCTGCGCGGCGTACCACTGCTGGCACCGGTGCTGGAAAGCCTGAAACAGCTTGGGCGTTTTACGGACGCAGAGCTGACAGCCGCGGTGATCTCCGCGATGTTCACAGTGTTTATCAAGAAGTCGGATCAATCTGACGAGGTGCCGTTTGGCGAAATGCTTCCCCCGGATGTGCAGGTAGATACGCCTGATAAGACCAGTGTGGAGCTGGCACCGGGCGCGTTTATCGACCTGAACCCCGGAGAGGAAGTGCAGTTCGCAGACCCGAAGCACCCAACGACCGGGTTTGAAGCGTTCATGAACGCCATTGTAAAGCAGATGGCGGCGGCGTTGGAAATTCCGTCTGAGGTGCTGTACAAGCAGTTCAGCACCAGCTATTCTGCAGCCCGCGGCGCTTTGAATGAATTTTGGAGAACCACGGGAATGCACCGAGACTGGTTCGCGGATTCTTTCTGCCAGCCGGTCTATGAGGCATGGTTCCGGGAAGCCGTGTGCAAGGGACGGATCAAAGCGCCGGGCTTCCTGACAAACCCGGCGGTTGCAGCGGCCTACATGAACTGCAACTGGAATGGCCCGGCAAGAACAAACCTGAACCCCAAGGATGAAGCCGAAGCAGCCCAGATGCGGGTGAACAGCGGATTCTCCACGGCGGCACAGGAAACCGCTCAGATGACGGGCGGAAGCTATGAGGCAAATATGCGGCAGCGGAAAGCCGAAGCCGCACTGAAACGGGAGGTGGACGAAATTGCGGGAGCACAAGTGCAACAGCAAACCGCTGTTCCTCAACGGAGCGGCGGCGACCCCGGCAAGTCCGAGTAACAAGAAGTTTTGGGAGTTCCGCAATGCAGCCGAGACCGGCGGCACGGCGGAACTTCTGCTTTACGGTGATATTAGCCGTACGAGCTGGTGGGGTGATGAAGTGACCCCGCAGGCGTTCGCCGCAGACCTTGCGACGATTCCGGCTATGGATGACCTGACTGTCCGTATTTGCAGCGGCGGCGGGGATGTCTGGGCCGCACAAGCCATTGGCGCAATGTTGGAAAACAGGCTTGGCACGGTGACAGCGCAAATCGAAGGTATCTGTGCCAGCGCGGCGACCATCGTCGCCAGCCATTGCAAAGTGGTCAAGGCGGCAGAGGATGCAACCTACATGATCCACCCCATCAAGGTAAACCCGAACGGGTTTGTGGACATGGAGGGCTTGAAGCAGCTCATGGATGCACTGACCGTGATGCGCACCAATGTCTTGAACCAGTATGCGAAAAAGACAGGACACACCGTCGAAGAAGTGGCGGCGTGGATGGACGCTACATCGTGGTGGACGGCGGCAGAAGCAAAAGAAAATGGCTTCATCGACGAAATCACGGAAAGCAACCAGACTGCAAAAATCGAAAACAGGAATGGTGCGCTGTTTGTCAACAGCATTGCCGTTCCGGGCACATTTGATGATGCCCCTGAATTTGTACGAAACCGCGCCGTGGTGGCCCCTGCCACGACTGATGGTTTTGTAAATAACACTGACCCGGCAGGAAAGCCGGACAAGAACGATGGAGGTAACGACATGGAGTTCAAGAACGCAGATGAACTGCGCAACGGCTGTCCTGATCTGGTGAAAGAGATTGTGGACGAAGCCCATGCGGAGGCACAGAAGCAGGAGCGTGATCGTTTGGCTGCCATTGACGAGATCGCGGATGCAGTCCCGTCCGATCTGGTGGCCGAGGCAAAGTATGGTGACAAGGCTTGTTCTGCGGAGCAGCTTGCTTACCGTGCGGCGCTGGATGCAAAGAAGAAGGGCCACAAACTGCTGGATGATACCGAAGATGATGCAGATACCAGCGGCGCAAACAGCGTTGGCGGTGCTGCCCCGGACGGTGTCTCTGGCACTGGCACGAAGAACAAGAACCAGACCGACGCCGAAAAGCGTGCGATGGTCAAGAACCTGTTCCACCCGAAGAAGGAGGGCTAAACGATGGCTGAAAAAATGCTGAGTGAAAAGCTGGGCGAGGTTGAGTACGACGGCCTGATCGCAGGCGTGAACCCGAAAAAGCGCGTCGGCCCCGGCGTGATTGCTGGCCCGGAAGCAGAAACCACCTTTGTGCGTGGCACGGTGTTTGCCAAGAGCGCAAAGGATGGAAAGCTGCACATTCTGGGAACCGAGGCGTCCGGCGGCGATACTCTGACCGCTGACTGCATCCTGATTGAGGATGTGACTATGAAGGCCAGCATGGATGAAACCGTTGCAGTCTATCTGGCAGGCTGTTTCAACCCGGACAAGCTGACCGTCAAGGACAGCTACACCATGACCGAGGCAGACAAAGACGCACTGCGGATGCGGGACATCGTTCTGCTGCCTGTGGTCGAAATGTAACAGGAGGACGTTTCAATGGCAATTCTGATTAACTTCTTTGATAATGTTATCCTTCAGGCAATTTCCGAGGAAATTGTCCCGAAGGTCAGCTTTTTCAAGGATCGCTATTTCCCCACCGGGGCAGGTGACATCTTCAAGGCGAACGAAGTTCTGACCGAGTACCGTAGCGGCGACCGTAAGCTGGCGGCATTCGTGGATCAGAAAGCGGGCGACATTCCCATTGGTCGCCGGAGCTATGAGGTGCATTCCTATAAGCCCGCCTATATCGCCCCGTCTCGTCTGCTGACCCTCGACGAGCTGACTAAGCGTGGCTTCGGTGAGGCTCTGTATCCGGGCATGGATGAAGCACAGCGTGCCGCCCGCCTGCTGGCAGACGACATGAACGACATGGAAAACCGCATTGCCCGCCGCGAGGAATGGATGGCGGCGGAAACCATGATCGGCAACGGCTGCGTTATGCAGGAGTACATCGACGGTGCAACCAAGGGCGATTCTCTGGTTGTGAAGTTCTACGACGGCACCAGCGATCATACCTATACCGCTTCCAAGAAGTGGAACGAGAACGGTGGTGACTTCTGGGGCGACGTTAAGGCCATGTGCCGTATGCTGTCTGCTCGTGGTCTGCCTGCAAAAGACCTGATTCTCGGCACTGATGTGGCCGACTACATCCTGACTGACGAAAGAACCCGCCAGCTGCTCGATAAGAACAGCGGCATCATCGTAGGCGAGATTCGCCAGCAGCTCACCCAGTACGACGGCGTTGTGTTTATGGGTACGCTAAACTTCGGCGGTTTCATGCTGAACGTGTTCAGCGTGGACGAAACCTATGAGGACGAGACCGGCAAGAGCGCCAGATACTTCCCGGCTACGGCAGCTATGGTGACTGCGCCGGACTGCGGCCATATGATGTACGGCTCCATTACTCAGATGGACTACGGCAAGACCGACTACACGACCTATGCCGCAAAGCGTGTTGCAAAGCTGGTTGTGGATCAGGACAAGGATACCCGCAAGCTCCGTCTGGGCTGCCGTCCTCTGGCCGCACCCAAGACCTACTGCCCCTACATCTATGCAGCTGACGTTGTGGGCTAAGAGAAAGGAGCAGGAATATGAAGGTCGTTCAGATCATTTCCGGCGGCTATGGCTTCCGGGCGAAAGCTGGTGCACCCACGAAGCTGATTCTGGCGGGCGAGGTCGTTTGCGTTGATGATGCAGAGGCGGAACGCCTTGTGAAATTGGGCGTTGCCGCTGAAGCGGAACTGGATGCGGAAACTAAGGCCATTGTGGAGCAGGCTGACGCCGACAGCAACGATGTGGAAACGCAGGAAGAAGCATCCGAAGCCGAGGAAAAGCCCGGCAGAAAAGGCCGCAAGACTGCAGCAGAGTAAGCAGGTATTACCATGACCGACTTTTTGGAAATGGCAATGGCCGATATTGACGATGTGTTTTTTCAGGAGTTTGTAGAACAGCATACCATCGACGGAGAAACGTTTGATGTGGTGCCGTATGAAACCGGACTGAAAGAGCGCAAGTCACACTGGGAAGCCGGTGCCAAGCAAAACTTTGACCAAGGCTTGTACATCTCGCAAAAGCAGTTCTTTATCCGGGCGGCTGACTATGGCCCTGCTCCAAAGATTGGAAAGCCGATGGAGTACGACCGAATCAGCTACACGATAAAAAGCTGTCAAAATGAGCATGGACTGTATCTGGTCACGTTGGAGAGGGTGCGGCAGTAATGGCAAAGGCAATCTATGACGTGCAGGTGCCGAACATCGGTGAAGTGGAACGTGCACTGGGAGATATGCGGGATAAGGCCCCGCGGGCCATGAAAAACGCTGTCAACCAGACTGCGACGAGAGCCAAAAACATGATGATCCGGCAAGCGCGGCTTCGGTATGCTGTCAATTCTGCTGGCCGTCGTCACCTGAATGCGCTGAAAGTTCGCAACAGGGCGACAACGCAGAACCCGACGGCGGAGATTTTTATTTCCAGCCGGAGAAATGATCTGGGCGACTTCCAGTCGAACCCGTCTGTTCCGCATATGGGAAGGGACTGGGCGTTGTCGCCGGAGTTCCACACATCGCGTGTTTTGAAAAAATCGCCGATGGAAGCATTGACCGGCGGACATACGGCGCTGGGACAGGCAAGCAAGGGCTTTCTTGTGAAGTTTGACAGTGGGCACGTCGGCATGGTGCAGAGGTTGATCGGTCGTCCGGCGGCAAATCCGAAATCGACCAGATGGCGCAGTAAGAATGGCGTCGTAGAAAAACTCTACACCATGTCCAGCCCGTCTGCCAGTGCGATGCATAGCACCGTATGGAGAGAGAAAGTCGAGCCGGACAGCGAGATTATCTTGCAGGAACGGCTGCAGCATGAAGTATCCAAAATTCTGACGCAGGCCGGGAGGAAAACAAAGTGAGAGCGAGTAATTACACACCGGTTGACGCTGTGAAAAAGCTGCATGAAGAACTGGACAAGCTCTTTGCAGGAAAGACATTCAGTGGTCAAGGCAAAAATAAGCCGCTCAACATTTTCGATTTTGAATTTCCGACCGACTTCGGCAATGACGAGGATGTGGATACGGTGGCTGCAGCGGCTCCGTTTATTCTGGTCAAGGCAGCAGGTTGGAGCATTGATAAGATGGAAGAACCTGAAATGGTGGACATGAGCCTGATTATTTGCACATATCAGACACCTATTCGCAACAAAGAGGAAGGTGTGCGGGATAAAAAAGCTCCCGCCGTTCTGGATTTGTACAACATCATGCAGGATATTGGACAGCATTTCCGCGTCTACAACATCTTTGGCGATTATTTCAACGTGTTGCTTCCCATTGACTGCGCAATTCAACAGGACGATACAAGCCCGTATTACTTCGCTACGGTGCAGATGGATGTTACTTGTCCGAGCATGAGCAGCGAAAACAACCCGGAAATCGAGGAACTTATATGAGCAATGCAAAAAATACTCAGACCGAAAAGGCGGCTGCGACCGAAACTCCGGTCAAGAAGGATGGGCCGATGGTTTACTGCGGCCCGACGGTAAAAAACACGGTGAAGCAGTACACGGTGTACCATGACAGTAAGGCGGTGCCGGATGCGGTGAACCGTTTCCTTGATGCCGTACCGATGGCAAGGGGCCTGCTGGTGCCTCTTGATAAATTCAAAGATACTCGCGTGGCTCTTGAGAACCCCAAGAGCAGCGCGGGTATTCTTTTTGCCGCAGTGAAAGCGGCACTGAACTAAGGAGGGAGAGAACATGGCATACAAGCATGGCGTTTATGTTGCCGAGCAGGGAACCAGTATCGTGGCACCCGTGACGGCAACTGCTGGCCTGCAGGTCGTTATCGGCACTGCGCCGATCAACCGCGCAAGTGATCCGTATCACTGCACGAATACCCCCATGCTGGCAAATACGCTGGCAGGCGCAACTGCCGCAGTGGGTTACGACGATGATTATGAGAAGTACACCGTCTGCCAGAGCATGGGCGCAAGTTTCAAGGTCGTCGGCGTGTCGCCGATGATCCTGATTAACGTGCTTGATCCCAACAAGCACAAGAAAAATCTGCCGGAAAAAACTGTGCAGGTCAATGACGGCGTTGCAGTGGTGGAGGAAAAGGACATCCTGCTGGACAAGCTGACCGTTAAGGCAGAGGAAACTCCGCTGGCGGCTGGTACGGACTACACCGCAGCATTTGACGATAACGGTTATGTGAACATCGTGGTGATCCCCGGCGGTGCTGGCGACAGCGCAACGAGCCTGACTGTGAGCGGTGTCCAGATCGACCCGACTGCTGTTACCCCGGCAGACATCGTTGGTGCGGTTACTGCAGATGGTGTTGAGAGCGGCATGGAAGTCATTCGCCAGATTTTCCCGAAGCTGAACATGACCCCCGGCATTCTGCTTGCTCCGGGCTGGTCGGAGAATGCACTGGTGTCGGCTGGCCTGCAGGCAAAGACAAGCCACATCAACGGTATTTTCAACTGCGTGTGCATCGTGGACATCGACAGCTCTACTGCCGGTGCAACCAAGTATGACGACGTGAAGCGTCAGAAGGAAAAGCAGGCTGTGACCAGTGCGAATTGCTACGCTGTGTGGCTGTACGCAAAGGTTGGCGACGTGATCTATGCGGGTTCGGCAATGGCTGCTGCGGCGACCGTGGCGACCGATGCGAACAACGGCGATATTCCCAACGTAAGCCCGGATAACAAGCCTATCTCTATTTCTGCTGCCTGCCTGAAAGATGGAACGGAAGTTCTGCTGGATCAGGAGCAGGCCAATGTGGTCAACTCCTTCGGCGTTGCAACGTGGCTGAACATGAACGGCTTCCGTCTGTGGGGCAACAACACTGCCTGTTATCCCGGCAACACTGACCCGAAGGATCGCTGGTTCAGCGTCCGCAGGTTCTTCTGCTGGGATGATAACACCTTCATCCAGACCTATTTCCAGAAGGTCAGCGACCCGCTGAACAAGCGCCTGATCGAGGCTCTGGTTGACAGCGAGAACGTGCGCGGCAACAGCTTTGTCAGCCGTGGCATTTGCGCCCGCTATGAGCTGCAGTACATCGAATCCGAAAACCCCACGACCGATCTGCTGAATGGCACGGTGAAGTTCCACAAGTATATGTCTCCGTTTAATCCGGCGGAGGACATCGAGGAAATTGTGGAGTTTGATCCCAACGCGATTTCTACCGCGCTGGCAGGCTAACCCAGAAAGGAGGAATAAACAATGGCACTGGACACGAATCTGACCCCGGAAATCGTCAACAGCTTCAACGTTTACATTGACGGCGTGAAAGCAATTGGCACTGCACCGGAAATCACTCTGCCGCAGATCACCTCGGAGACTATCGACGTTTCCGGCGCTGGTATCCTCGGTAAGATTTCCGCACCGAACATCGGCCAGTTTGAATCCATCGAGCAGGAAGTTTCCTTCAACCTCGTATATTCGAGCTTTGTCAACGTCCTTTCTCCGAAGCGTCAGGTGAACCTTACCTTCCGCGTTGCACAGCAGGCGGTGGATAAGAGCCTCGGCTATGCCTATAAGGGCCTGCGCATCGTTGAGGTTGGCCGCGTCAAGGAGTTTACTCCCGGCAAGATCAAGGCGGGCGAGGGCATGGAAGCCAAGGTTAAGCTGGAACTGACCTACATCATGATCGAGAACGACGGCGAGGAAATCATTGCCATCGACAAGCTGAACGGCGTATACCGCGTTCAGGGCGAGGATATGCTGGCAGACGTTACCGCGCTGATCTAACGCCAAAGAAATGAAGCGACCGCCCCGAAAGACCGGGGCGGTCAATTTTTATATCTGAACAGAAAGGAAAACCACCATGGAAAAGAATGTTTCTTCCGTCGCAGAACAGGACAAGACCGCTGAGGTTAAGAAGAACCCGAAGCTGATCGAGTTGGCCCGCCCGTACAAGTTTGATGATAAGGAGTATACCGAGATCGACCTGTCCGGTCTGGATGATCTGACCATCAAGGATGCGGTGCTCATCATCAAGAAACTGTACAACGAGGGCGAAATGGCCGTGATGATTACCCCTGAAACTGCGACTGCATACACCGACGCTCTGGCCGCTGCCGCAACGAAGCTCCCCATCGAGTTTTTCCAGCTGCTTCCCATCGGCGCAAGCAAGAAGGTTCGCCAGACTGTTCAGGCGTCGCTCCGTAGCGCCGCCGCAGAGGAAGATGGCGACGAGGACGAGCACAGCCACATCATGAAGTTCGGCAAGCCCTACACCTACAAGGGCGAAAAATACACCGAAGTTGACCTGTCAGGCGTGGCGAACCTTACCGGCATGAACGTCCGTCAGGCGGAAAACCGCATGGAGGAAGAAGATATTCGCGCAGCGGAAAAGACCCTGAACTACTATTACTGCTGCCTGATCGCATCTATGGCCACCGGTAAGGATGTGGCATTCTTCCTCGGCCTGCCGCTGGCGGAGGCTGTACAGCTTCGCGCAGGGGTGAACCACAAGGATTTTTTCGCCTAAAGGGCGGATACAAAACCATCAGAAAGGCGGCGATAGCCCTCGCCACGGCTACACACACGAGTGCAGATTTCTACCTGAATCTGCCCGTGCGTGAGCTGGTGGAAATCAACGAGGAGGTGGCGGAGGAGTGGCAAAAAATCAAACCCTAGAGCTTTCTATTTTGATCGGCGGTCACGTTGATAACTCGCTGACGCAGGCTGTAAAGTCTGCGAATACTCAGCTCAGCAGTATGGCGAACGGCGCATCGAAACTGGCAGCGAATATCGCAAAAGTAACGGTGGGCATAGCCAGCGGCATTACAGCAGGGCTGGTAGATGCAACAAAAGAAGCAGTTGCATTTGAAAGCGAAATGCTTGATGTGACGAAGTACGTTGGCGGTCTGACGGACGCGAACGGAAAGGTCAAAACGGACGCTTATGCGGAAATGTCGAAAGACATTCTTGACTTGAGCACACAAATTCCGTACACCGCCAAAGAGCTGACACGTCTGGCAGCTGCGGCTGGTCAGTCCGGAAAGAGCATGGATGACCTAATAAGCGGCGGGTTTCTAAAGGACGTTGCCGAAATGGGCACGGCCATGGATATTTCTGCGGATCAGGCAGGCGACTGGGCAGCAAAGTGGGAAGTTGCATTCAACATGAACCACGATCAGGTCATGGAGCTGGCAGACCAGATTAACTATCTGGGTGCCCACTACGCAACGACCGCCGCTGAAATTGCCCAGACCGTAAACGACACCGGCTCTCTGGGTCAAATCGCTGGCATGGATGTTCAGAGCACGGCAGCGCTTTCTACAGCACTGCTGGCAATGGGCGTTGATTCTGGTAAAGTGGCAACATCCATCCGCCGGATGTATACGAACCTTTCTATGGGTTCAAAAGCTACAGATGCACAGTCTGCGGCTTTTGAACAGCTGGGATTTACTGCGGAACAGTTTGCAAAGGATATGCAAAAAGACGCCCCGGCAGCATTGAAAAGTTTGTTTACCGCTATCGGTACTCAGCCGAAAGACAAGCAAGTGGGTTATCTGAAAACTCTGCTCGGTCAGTGGGCCATTGAGAGTGGCGCAAAACTAACCGGCAATCTTGACTTGTTTGTGAAAACGCTGGACGACGTAGGCGATGCTTCTAAGTATAACGGCAGTATGTATAAAGAGTTTATGCTGAAATGCGAAACCTCTGAATCTGTATTGACGATGCTTGGGAGCGCATGGCGGGCCGTCCGCATTGAGGTTGGAAATAATTTCCTTCCGGTGCTGAAAGATGTAGCCGGGTTTGGCATCGAAAAGCTGAATGACCTCCGCGCCGCTCTGCCGGATATTGCAGAACGTGTAAGGCAGGTAATTGAGTATCTGCTGAATAATGGCGATAAGGTAGCTACGACCATCGCGGGTATCGGCACGGCATGGGCAGGAATGCGGTTTGCACCGCAAATCCTGCAGGTGGTATCCAGCGCGACGAAGTTTGCAAGCGGGGCGGCAAGCCCTGTGGGGCTTGTACAGAAGGGCGTGTCTGGCGCAGGAAAAGCTGGCAATCTGTGGCAGGCTGCAAAACTTGGAACACAGCTGGCAAACAGCGCTGTTCCGGCGGGCAGCAATCCTAGCTTCGGGCAGAGAGTGCAGAACACCATCCTTGGTAGCGTCCTTGGAATGCAAAACAGCAAAAAGCTGTTTGGAGCAAAGACACCTGCTGGGATGGCAAAGGCAACGAGTGCGCTGTTTGGCAGCATTCAGCAGGCACAGGCTTCCGGCGGAATAATCGGATTGTTGAAAGGCAGTTCGATAGGGCAATACGGAGCCAGAGTTGCAAGGTCTGCAAAAAATCTGGCGGGGACAGACTTTATTCAGAACACGGTCGGCGTTGGAAAGTGGATCGGCCAAAAAGTTGCCGGTACACAACTTGGCGGCTTTGTAGGGAACATGGGCCAAAAGGCTATGGGCTTTGGACAAGGATTGCTGGGCGGAGCAAAAAACATTGCAGGAACGGCAATTGGCGGCGTAAAAAATCTGGCAGGCCGCGCAGCATCTACTAAAGCTGGACAATTTGCCTTAAACGTTGGCGGGGGAATTGCGAAAGGAACAGGGGACACGTTCAAGTTCCTTGGTTCTGGACTGAGCCTAGCCAACACGGCGGTAGGCCCGATAGCCGGTAAATTGGGCGGTGCATTTATGGGATTGCTCGGCACCTTCGGCCCGGTGATTACCGGAATCGGTGGAATCATCGCAGTGGTCAGTCTGCTGGGAGATCACTTTGAGGACATCCGCCAGATCGTCGGGAACGTGTTCGGCGAAAAGGGACTGGCAATGTTTGATGGATTTACGAGTAAAATCCACGATATTGCAGGCAACGTCCGAGATTCGGTGAGCAATGCATTCTCTTTGGAAAACCTGCAAAACATCCAGCAGAGCTTGAGCGGAAAGAGTATTTTCGGTATCGACGACTTGGGAACCACCTTCGGGGCAGTGATACCGATTATCGAATCGGTGAAAGGGCTGATTGGACAGATCGTAGACCTCGGAGTGAATCATATTAAGCCGCTGCTGGCTGATATTATGAGCTTCGCTGTAAACGAATTGTTCCCCGCAGTGTCGCCGCTGATAAGCATGATTATCAGTCTGGTTGGCACAACCCTGATAAACGCAATCAAGCTCGTCGTCGATGTGATCCACGGACTACTGCCGGTGATTGAACCGGTTATTCAGGGCATCGTCGGGTTGATAAAGGGCATTGTATCGGTGACGATTACGGTTGCGAATGCAATCATCGGCACGTTGAACAAATTGTCTTTTACGGTGCCTGATTGGGTGCCCGCCCTCGGTGGAAAACAATTCGGCTTCAACCTGAAAGAAGTTGCAATGCCTGCCTTTGCGAACGGCGGTTTTACTCACGGTGTCAGCATTGCAGGCGAAGCTGGAACAGAGGCGGTTATCAGCTTCAAGCCTAGTGTTCACGATAGAAACGTCGAAAACTGGGTGCGTGCAGGCCGGATGCTGGGAGTGTCTGGCGAGGATGCAACTCGTGCGGCGGGTGTACGGTATTTTGCAAACGGCGGTTTCACCGACGGAAGCAAGGAAAAACTGGACAACCTGATTGATTTCTCCAAAGCATACGGTAAGTACGCACTGCGTTCCAATGGCATCCGAACCACCGGCGACGCTTTGTCGATGCTATGGACGGTCGCCAACAACTCAATGTCTGGTGACGCTTCGCTTGCACTGGCGGCGACCAGCCTTGCAGCTGATGTTGCTCCGCTTCTGCTGAACAAGTACCTCGGAAGTGACAGCCCTGTAACCACTGCACTGACCGAAGCAGCCAAAAACTACAACGGCGGCACGGTGCTTTCAAGCTGGCAGGACGGTGTCCTTACAGACACAGGAACGCCGCTTTATGTGCTGCCGCCGAGGGATACCGGGCGCACGCTGTCCGAAATCCCGGTGAGCGCATATCAGAATACACCTGTACCCGGCGGCAACGGCGGAAGCTCTCCGCAGTTTGTATTTGCTCCGAACATCACAATCACTGGTGATGCAGACCGCCAGCAGATTGCTTCGATTATGGAGGACGAGTACGAAAAGTTCAAAGCCTTTATGGACAAATACAACCGAGAAAACAATCGAACCCGGTATGCATAAGGAGGTGGCCTGATGTCTTACACGACAAAGAGCGGTGACACTTGGGATGGTATTGCAAAAACTGTCTACGGTGACGAGTTGAAAGCCGATGTGCTGATGACTGCCAACCGGGAGTATATCGAGGTGTACAAGTTTGATTCCGGGGTGGTGCTTGCCACGCCGGAAGTGGAAGTTAAGGCAAAAACAGACGAAAGTCTGCCGCCTTGGAAAAGGTGAGGTGTGAGGGATGATTACGCCACGTCAAGCGTTCCTGACGCTTGAATATGACGGAAAGGACATTTCAAGCGACATCCGCAAAGATGTGGAAAACTTCACATACACCGATAGCGGTTCGGATTCGAGTGACAGCCTTTCTATTAAGGTAAACGCGATGGATCACAAGTGGATCGATTCGTGGATGCCAGACAAGGAAGCTGTGCTGCACCCGACCCTCTGCACGACAAACTGGATCGTGCAGGGGGATAGAACCGTTTTGGATTGTGGAACGCTGGTAGTTGATGATCTGAGCTTTTCGGCCTGCCCGGATGTTTTGACGATTGGAGCGGTCGCCCGGCCAAACGGGACGAGCTTTCATGAAAAAAACAGAGAGCAGGTTTGGAAGAACACGAGCATCAAACGCATTGCAGAAACCATTGCTGGGCGGTACGGCTTGGAATGCAAGATGGATGCAGAGGATGTCAGCGTCGCTCTGAAAGAACAGGACGGTAATGACAGCTCTTTCTTGCAGAAAATTTGCAGCACATACGGGCTGATCCTCAAAACATACCGGAACAAAATCTGGATTTTTGACCGTGAAAAGTACAAGAAAAAGGATTCGGTAGCAACGGTAAAACCGATTGACATTGTGCCCGGCTCGTTGAGCTGGAACACAACGCTGGCAGGAACATACACCGGAGGCGAGTTCACTTATTCCAACCAAAAGAAAAAAGTGAATATCAAGGTGACAATCGGAACGGCAGACCGGATGTTGAAGCTAAACCAGTATGCATCAAGTGAAGCGGACGCAAAACGGCAGCTGCAGGCGGCTATCGACAACAAAAACCATTCGGCTACAACCATTTCCTTTACGACTATGGGAAACCTGACATATTGCGCGACGCAGTGTATTGACGTGGAAGGATATGGGAAAATCGACGGAAAATATTACATGGACAGTGTAGGGCACACCATGAATAAATCCGGCGGTTTTGTGACGAAGGTCTCAGCAAGCAGAGTGGGAGGGTGACACGATGAGCAGCGTCATTCGCATTGGCACAGTGTCCAAAGTGAATTACGAGGATGGCACAATTGAAGTTGCATATGAAGATCGGGACGGTTCTGTGACCGATGAAATCTGTGTGGTTTCAAATGCGCTGTACCGGATGCCGGTTGTCGGTGCTATGGTTTGCGTTCTCCACAATTCCGATAGTCAGGAAATGGGAACGTGCATCGGAACGTTCTGGAATGAGGATAACAAGCCGGTCGGTGGAAAGAAACAACGTTACCGGTATGACTACAACGATAAGAAGGGCAAAGCCTTTGAACAATACGATGGAGATAGCGGAGACTATGAAGAAAAAATCGACGGGAATGCAAAAGAGACCATCGGTAAAAATCTGGACTTCACTGTTGGTGGGGACGTGACCTTCAAGGTCGGGGCTTCGACCGTCAAGGTTTGCCAGAGCGGAACGATTGAAATTACCGGAACGACGGTGAAAATCACAGGAGCAACGGTGAATATTTCGGGCGGCTCTGGCGACTGCAAAATCAATGGCGTAAGCCTTGTGAATCACAAGCACGAACATGACGGGTCGGCAAAAGCTGGCCCGTATACTGTTTCGGGGAATACCGGCGTCCCGGTAAAGTGAGGGGGTGTTCTTTATGGCATGGGGCAGCATCGGTAGCTTTGCTGGACTGGTGTTTACAGTATCAAGTTGGCGAGTTCTTACGCCGGACAACATCAGTGGAAGTACGTCGAGCAACTGGGCGACGCACAGCGTGATCGGCGGAAAAGATAAAAGCGAATATGTAAGTCCCGGCCTGCGAGAGTATCAGTTCAACATTACGCTTAGTTCAAGGCTGGGAGTAAATCCGCGAAAGGTCTTTGACGCCCTAATGGATTTGTGCGAAGCCGGAGCAGTAGACTACTTCATCATCAACAACAGGCCGGTTTCTCAAAATCCGTTTATGCTTGAAAAAGTAGCGGATGAATGGGGCGCGGTACATCGGTTCTGGGGACTGACAAGCGGAAAGCTGACCTTGACGCTAAAGGAGTACACATGAGCGGTGAGCTGGAAAAGCTGATACTGGGCGATATTGATGTAGAGATCAATCCGTCCGAAAGCACAGAAGAACGGGATGTATATAACTGTCTCAAGACGCTTTACGGGAGCCGAGAAGGTGAACAGGCACTTGACCGAGAGTTTGGTCTGAACATGGACTGCCTGAGCCTACCAGCCGAAGCTGCCGAAGCGAAGCTCACGGCAGAAATCATCCGAAAGACAAAGAAGTACGAACCGAGGGCACAAGTGCTGGAAGTAAGCTATGAAACCAGCCACAGCCAGCAGGGAAACATTCGACCGAAGGTGGTGATAAACATTGTCTAATATCGCTGAATTTGCCGAAATCCCGGAGTATAGCGTCACGGATAATATGACGCTTGAGGATGTAAATAATCTGGTGACAGAAATTTACACCCGAAATTACAAAGCGGTAAATGGAACGGCCCCGCCGTTGCACAGTGCTGACCCGATCACTCTTACGCTGAAAAGTATTTCTGAACTGTATTACATGGTGTTGCAGGTTGCAGAAAAAAGAACCCGCTGCGCATTGCTGAAAACAGCGACGGGTGCAGCGCTGGATAATATGGGACTTCCGTTCGGCGTGAAACGGAACGAGGCAACCTATGCAACGGTGACAATCCGATTTAATCTTTCGGCTGAACAGAAAACAGTTGTAATGATTCCACATGGAACCCGCGTCAGAACTGCCGCGGGTATTTATTTTGCTACAACGGCCTACGCACAGATTGCCATTGGCGAGACCTATGTTGATGTGTTGGCGCAAGCCGAGGTGGTAGGAGCCAGTGGAAACGACGTTCCAATCGGCGTTGTCGATACGCTGGTAGACGCCATTCCTTATGTTGCGGCAGTGGAGAATGTGGATACATCCAGCGGCGGCGCAGACGCGGAAAGCGACGATAGCTTGACCCGGCGGATTTGGCTGTCCCCGACAACGTATAGTTGCGCAGGGCCGCGAGACGCCTACGAGTATTGGGCAATGAGCTTCCGCTCTGATGTGGAAAATGCAATTGCAGTCAGTCCACGGAGCCAGCCTTGCACAGTGTATATCTTTTTCATGCTGACGGGCGGAAGGATGCCGAGTGAAAAGGATATGAGCGAAATGCAAGCATATCTGATGAACGAAGCTCGACGCCCCATGACAGATCAGGTAATCTGCAAGGCCCCGGAAGAAGTAGAGTACGGAATTGACTTTACCTATTATATCGGAGCAGGCAACGCGAAGGGCGCAAGTATTGTTCAGGAAAACGTTGCAAAAGCTGTTGAGGAATTTCAGCAGTGGCAGCGCTCCATCGGGAGGGACATTAGCCCGATGGAATTGATTTATCGCTTGCGTGTCGCTGGCGTAAAACGAGTAGAGCTTAGACAACCGGTTTACATGGTAGTCGAAGGCGGTTCGGATTTGGAAAAAGCAACAGTGCAAATCCCAAAACTGAGCGGAACCCCGACGATCATCTACGGAGGTGTCGAGGATGATTAAGCTGCAGGACGCGAGAATTGCAGATGGACTGCCGCGGGTCGTTGCTGAACAGCCGTGGGCAAAGGTGCTGTCTGCAGTATACGGGGAACTTCAAGGCCGGATGCTGGAATATCTGGCAACGGGCATGACGTTCTCGGATGTGGATAACTGTAGCGAGGGAATGCTGGATCAAATGGCAATCTATCTCAAAATCGAATGGTACGATTCTGCCGCCGATATTGAGACGAAGCGTAAGCTCGTAAGAACCGCAATTGAAATCCAGCGTTATGCAGGAACGGTAAAGGCTGTTCGTGAACAGGTGGAGACAATTTACAAAAAAGCCAGAATTGAGGAATGGTTCTCGTATGGGGGGACACCGGGATTCTGGAAACTGTATGTTGACATCACCGACGATCAGGAAACATATCACACCGCAGCAGAAATGGAAAAGCTGCTGGGCTACACAAAACGCTGCACTGCTCACCTTGAGCACATCATCTACATCGTCGAACCGCATGAACGGTCGCCCGCTTATATCGCCGCCGCACCCAGCGGCATGGCGACATCCTGCACCGTAAAGGTCCCCGGTAGGATCAAGCCGCGGGAAATCGGCGCAAAGGCGTATGTTGCCGGTGCGGTCGGAAGATCGAAAATGCAGGTTGCCGTGGCGCTGCCCGGTGCCGTTGAAGCAAAGGCAGTGAAAGCACGAGCCTTTACGGCGGGCACCGTTGAACGGTCGCACACGGCGATAAACATTGTTATTGGAGGACAGACAACGTGAGTTGGGAAAAATCTAGCTACACCGCCGCCGGTGCCGCCCTGCTGTCGGAATCTCTCTCCGGTGGTGCGCTGGTAATCACCCGCGCTGTGAGCGGCACCGGTACGGCTGACGCAGACCTCTCGGGGGAAACCGGGGTAAGCGGCGAAACACATGACCTGAAATTGCTGGACATCGAAACCGTTGAAAGCGGCGGTGAGACGGCTCGGCGGGTAAAAATCCAGATCACCGGTGCGGATGAAACGTACATCATGCATCAGGTGGGCGTTTACGGCAGGCTGAACGACGATGCAGAAACACTCCTGTTTATTATGCAGGATGCACGCGGAGTGGAGGTCCCGTCCACGAAAGTGAACGGCGATTTTGAGATTGAGCTGTCGGCGCTGCTTGCTGTGTCGAACAAGGCCAATATCAGCATTACCGTTGACCCTCAGGTGCAGGCGTTGATGAAGTTGGTCAAGGCCGAGATCGAGAAGCACAACGCCGACGCCAGTGCCCATGCGACTACCATCACGGCAGCGGTCAGCGCAGCCGTGAAGAACCTGTCTGAATCCGGGGAAATCCTGAACGAAGAACAGGTAAAGGCTCTTATCAAGGAACAGGTGGACGGCGGAACAGGCGGCTACTATGGCTCCTACGAACTCACCCTTGCGGCTGACGGGTGGAAGCCCGCCCGCAACGAGGATGATTACGAAAACGCTGGCGGTATGGATTACTACCAGTGCATTTATGATGCAGAACTGTCGGACAGCACCAGTGAGCTTGTACCCGTTGGCGTTGTATCTCCCGGCAGCTTCTATACTACGACCAAAGCGGGTGTCCTGAACGGGTGCGAAACGCATGATGGTTTCATCAGATTCTTTTCTCAGCGCATCCCGGAAGCAGACATTCAGGCGACCGTAACCCTGTTCGGGAAAGGAGGTGGTTCGGGTGAAACCGGTAGCGTAAGCATCGGTCAGGGCTTGAAGCGCGACGCAAGCGGCGCTATTGCCGTCCGCATCGGCGAAGGTCTTGACTTCGACAGCGCAAACGCGCTGACCGTCCGCAAAGAAACCGTTATGACGAGTGAAGACCTGCTCGACGAGGAAGAAACGCAGCAGGAAATCGTTGATATGCTGAAATAATTTTTAGGAGGACACTATTATGTCTAAGCAGATTTCTACCAAGACCACCATCCGCAACCTGACCGCTGAGATCAAGAAGACTTTCGTCAAGAAGGACGCCTTTACCCCTGTGCAGACCGCAGCCAACGCTGCTATCAAGTCTCTTGGCGTTGACGGCAACACCGTGAACTTCTACACCTCTACCGACAAGAGCGGCACTGCTGCTTTCTCCGTTGACTTCCCCTCTGAGCTGTTCCTCGACCAGACCAAGACCACCTTCGTGGCCAAGTTCAAGTTCGATGCTGCGACCTACCCCGGCGCTACCGACCCCAAGCTGGACGGCAAGCCCGTCATGGTGCTGGCCGTCAAGGGCGAGAATCCTGACTCCTGCACCTACTCTTTCCTGAGCATGGCTGCGCTGGTGGATACCTACAAGGCTAAGGCCGTCGGCAAGGATGCTTCCACCACCGTTACCATCGCTGGCTATGAGGTGGATGTCAAGGTCAATGTTTCCGCTGCTGCGGGCAACGCTCTGACCCTGAAGGACGACGGTCTGTATGTTCCCACCCCTGAGGAAGTGGACATTTCCGGCAAGGCCGATAAGGTCACTGGTGCTACCACCGGCAACCTCGCTGCGCTGGACGGCGAGGGCAACCTGACCGACAGCGGCAAGAAGCCTGCCGACTTTGTGGCCGCCGAGGCTGGCAAGCGCCTGATGACCGATGCCGAGGGCGAAAAGCTGGCCGGTGTCTCTGAGGGTGCCACCAAGACCGCAGCCAGCTCCACCAACGGCAATGTGAACATTGACGGCAAGGAAGTCGTCGTGTACACCGAGCCGGAGAATGTTCTGCACGACGAGGATGTGGAGGACTTCTCCGCAGAGGAGATCGCCGCTCTGCTGGCTGACTAAGACATGAGGAGGTAAGCTCTATGGCAAAAGCGAAGATCAAAACGCTTTTGGGCACAGGGCTTGCCGCGCTTTGCAGCCACATCAAGCAGTGCAACACCGCACTCGGAGACCTTTCCGAAGCAACGGCAAACGGATTCGAGGAAACCGATGACATCCTGCACGAAAAGCAGGATGTCACGGCTGCGGTGTCTTTTACGATTCCGGTCGATGGCTGGGGCGAGGATGATTCCTCCCCCGGCTATTTTTATTGTGACATCCCCATTGCGGGCCTGTTGGCTACCGACATTGTGGATGTTACGGTACTGCCGGAATTTTACGATGTGGCGGGTGCGGTGGGCTTTATTGCGACCGAAAGCCTCGAAGGAAAGCTGCGGCTGAGGGCCGCCAAAGCTCCGACCGAGAAAATTTCTGCACAGTATCACATTACAAGCACCGTGAAATACACGGATGCACAGGAAGGGGGAACCTAAATGGCATACGGTTCTTTTAACGCAGGCCCCGGCAAGGCGCCGGATGAAGATGTTGTCCGCACTGACCAGATCGGCATTCCGGGCGGCATTGCCACGCTGGATGCAGACGGCCACCTGACCGAGAGCCAGCGGTGGGAAGTGGACGGCTACAAAAAGGCCGAGACCGACCAGCGCATCAGCGCAGCCGTGGACGCTCACAACGGTGCGGAGAACGCCCACAGCGACATCCGTGCCAGTGTGGCAGCTATGAACGCCAGCATCAAGGCCATTGAGCTGAAGTTCGGCACGAACGTCACGAAAAACCCGTTTTCTGCCACGTTCGGCAGTCTGGACGGCCTGACCGTGACCGGCGCGTGGAATGCCGAGCAGGCAAGGGTGGAGTTCTGACGATGGCTGAAACGTTCAAGGTCGGCGCGAATGCGCGGGAGCTGCTGCGGTACACCCAGAGGGCAACCCGCATTGTCACCGACGACATCAGCCGGAGCGATGCCCGGAAGATCATCCAGAAAGTCGCGGCGCTCGAAGATGTGCGCGACATCCAGAAGGTGTGCGGCACTGCCGTCCATGCACTCGACACACGGGACAGGGAGGGCTTTTCCAAAAGCACTTTCCGTCTGTACGGTGAGGGCATCCGGCTGACTGCCCGGCAAATCCTGCTGGATGCACACGCGGCGAACAACGTCAATTTCCAGACCGACTACGACAAGCGCGTTGAGAAGATCGGCGCAGTTGTGGACGGCTGCTCTCTGCTGCTGGAATACCTGACCATCTGCACGGAGGAAGGTATCATCAGTGCGAAGAAAGCCGGTATCTGGACAAAGAAGGTCACGGACGTAAAATACCCGGCGATGAAGTGGCTCACGTCGGAACGCGGACGTGCCGAAAAACTCCGGGCAGAAGCGGAACGGAAACGGCTGACCGAACAGGCTGCCGCCCTGAAAGCCGTCCTTTACCCGGAACCGTAAACGCACAGCGGGCAACCGCTTTGCATAAAGGGTGCGGTTTGTTTGTCTGACGCTGCCATTTGGTGGCTGCGCTCTCCGAACACCAACAATAACAACAACGTCTGGAACGTCAACACCGATGGCTCCAACAACAACAACTGGTACAACAACTCCTATGGTGTTCGCCCCGCTCTGATGGAACCGTGTGACGAGTAGGCATAAGCTGAAAGCAGTGCGCCCATCAAAGGAAACCGCATCCTGTCGCTTGCCGATGCAGGCAAGTGATAAATACATCCCGCTGAGGTGGGCCATCCCTGCCGGATGCAGCCCACTACCGTAACGCGAACCAGCGGAGGGTCATTTTGACATACGAAGAACTGTGCAGCTTTGAGGTACTTTACAAAGCCTACCTTGAAGCCCGGAAGGGAAAGCGCAGTAAAAGCAAAACAATCGAGTACGAGGCGCAGGCGCTGGCCTGCACGGAAAAGCTCTCCCGTAAGCTGGCTGTCTGCAATGTGCGGCAGCCAGACGGGAGCATTCGGCAGCAGATACGCTATGTGCCAAGTAAGTTTGAGGTCTTTGCCGTCTACGAGCCGAAGCGCCGCATGGTACACGCCCCCGCATTTGTGGACAAGGTGGTGCTGCACGCTCTGGTCGATAACATCCTGTATGATGCCCTGACAAAGAGCTTTATCCGGGACAGCCACGCCAGCCAGACCGGAAAAGGCACAGACGACGGCCTGATGCGCCTGAAAACCCACATGGTGGACTATTACCGCCGTGAGGGCCACGGCGCGGACGGCTGGGTGCTGAAAGGCGACGTGCGGCATTTCTTCGCCAGCATCGACCACCGGAAGCTAAAACGCAAGCTCAAAGCCGTGCTGGACAAGCGCGGCGTTGACCCGCGTGTCTATGAGCTGCTTTGCATCTACATCGACGTGATGGAGGACGGCTTGCCGCTGGGCTACCAGACGAGCCAGCTTTTCGCCCTCATGTTTTTGGACGAGTTCGACCACATCATCAAAGAAAAGTACCGCATCAAATACTATGGCCGATACATGGATGATTTCTACATCATCTGTTCGGACAAGAAGAAATTGCAGTGCATTCTCCGGGATGTTCGGGCGCTCATGGACAGTTACGGCCTTGAGCTGAACCAGAAAACCGCCATTTTCCCGCTGCGGAACGGTATTGATTTTCTGGGATTCCATAGCTACCTGACCGACACCGGCGCGGTCATCCAAAAGCTGCGCCGGGATAGCTCCAAGCGGATGAAGAACAAGATCAAGTATTGGGAGACGGCATACCCCGCAGGCGAAGCGACCAAGCAGGAAATCCTGCTGAGCTTTGATGCGTGGGATGCCCATGCCGCCCACGGCGATACTTATTCTTTGCGCAGGCAGTACGCGGACAGGCTCGAAAAATTGCTTGAGTGCAAAATCCCTATCCATCGAAAAATCAACTCGAACAAACTTGCGCGTGACAGACGGCGGGCGAGGCAATGCCGCTGCATCTACAAGAAGCAGCACAAAGCCCTGTCCTTCTCTGTATCGCAGAACACGCGGCCTGCGGAGATCATGCCGTGGGCCTGAACGAAAACAAGGAGGTAACAATGGCAAACGTAAAACTGGGCACAAAAGCCGTTGGCAGCATTGTCAAAATCAAGGTCAACGGCGCGTCCAAAGATTTTATTGTCGTGCAGCAGGGCAATCCGAATACCGGCACCTATGATTCGAGTTGCGCCGGAACATGGCTGCTGATGAAGGACATCTACACAACGTCCACGTTCGGCAACAATAACTCCTACAAGGATTCCAGCATCCACACATACCTGAACGGAACATTCTACAACCTCATCGACAGCAACATCCGGGCAGCTATTAAGCAGGTGAAAATCCCGTACCAGAACGGCACTGGTTCCGGCGGCAGCCTTGCCACCGGCTCCAATGGCCTGAGCACGAAAGTATTCCTGCTGTCTGGTTATGAGGTTGGCTGGACGACCAGCGACAACGGCTATTTCCCCAAGGATGGTGTTCGGCTGGCGTACTTTGGCAACAGCTCTGGCGGCAACAGCAAGCGTGTCGCCTACAACGGCAGCTCCGCTGCCATTTGGTGGCTGCGCTCTCCGTACGCCAGCAATAACAGCTACGTCTGGTACGTCAACACCGATGGCTCCAACGGCATCCACTGGTACGGCAACTCCTATGGTGTTCGCCCCGCTTTCATTCTTCCCTCTACACTCGTGGTCTCTGACGATGGCACGGTCAGTGTCAACACTGCACCTACCGTCAGCACGGACGGCGCAGCTCTGGGGCGGAAGAACGCGGCCTTTGCGTGGAAGTACACCGTCAGGGATGCCGACGGCGACACCTTGACCGTCACCGAAAAGCTGGACGGCAAGACCACCAAGACCCGCACCGGCGTTGCCAGCGGCACGGCCCTGACCTTTGAGCAGACGGCCAGCGCTGCCGGATTCCAGAAAATCCTGAACGGCAACCACACCATCACCGTTGAGGTGAGCGACGGCAAGGAAACCGTCAGCACGTCCGCGACCTTTACCAAGGCCGTCCACGCCGCAAGCGTGACGCTGGCTGAACCGTTGGCCGTTGAGGGCGACATTACCGTTGCCGTGCTTCAGGTGACCGGCTCCATCCCCGATGATGCGAAGTTCAAAGCCGAAGTGACCAACAACGCACTCGACAGCTCCCCGGTCTGGCAGGATGCCACGACCGAGGTAAAAAAAGGCGTGAACATCGTCTTTGAGAATAAGACCGCCACCAACGGCGCGGCGTTTAACTTCCGCGTCAGCGTGGAGCGCGGCGAATCCGGCGAGGGCGGCTACATCGAAGCCGTCTCCGGCGCATTCCAGTAAGGAGGACAGTCACCATGATTCAGTGGAAAAAGGACGATCTGCCCACCCGGCAGGAGAAGGAAGCCGCAGCCAAGAAGCAGCAGGAGCACGAACAGTTGCCCGACCGTGTGGCTGAAATGGAAGATGCCCTGTGCGAACAGGACGCGGCCAACGAGAAGCGCTTGACCGACATCGAAACCGCGCTGTGTGAGCTGGACGCAGCGCTGAACAAGGAATAAGGAGGTATCACCATGAACATTATCTGGGCAAACCGCCTGATTGCAGGCACTAAGACTTGGGCAGAGATGCCCGCATCCCGCCGCGTTGGCGTGAAGAAAGCTCTGGCCGGGCGCGTAAACAAGGGCGAGATCACCGCCGAGGATTACAAGCGCATCACCGGTGACGACTATGACGTGGCCTGAGCTGTGTGAGAAGCTGTTGACCCGGCTTGAAGCGCAGGGCGAGAACATGAGCACCGAGCGTGCAGAGTTCGGGGTGCTCATGGTGGACTGTGCCATGCGCGGGTGCGGGGCTGATCCGGGCATGAAGGGAGATGGTAGCAATGGCGATTAAAGCCTATTCGTATGCGAAGGACGGGAACAGAAAACTCTCCGCAAATTTTGCGGTGAAGGAGTTCCGCTGCAAGGATGGGAGTGACCCGATCTTTATTGACGATGAGCTTGTGACCCTGCTGCAGAAAATCCGGGATCATTTCGGGAAGTCTGTGACGATCACGAGTGCATACCGTACCGCCGCCCACAACAAGGCGGTGAAGGGGGCGACCTACAGCCAGCATTGTTACGGCAAGGCTGCGGACATCCGGGTGCAGGGCGTGGGTGTTGAAGCTGTGGCTGCCTATGCCGAGACCCTACTGCCGAATCGTGGCGGCATCGGGCGCTATCCTGTAAAGGCGGGCCGCCCTGCTGGCTGGGTACATATCGACACCCGCACGGCAAAGAGCCGGTGGGTAAGCTGAAAGTAGGAGGAAAACAGTATGGAGAACATTCTGAAAGTTTTTCTGATGGCATTCCCTGAATGGCTGGCCTGCATCTTCATGGTGGTCGGCCTTGTGGTCACGGCGCTGGCGGCGGTACGTCTGGGTTACGGCCTTGTGGTCGCAAAGACCGTGTACAAGTGGATCGTCAACGCAGAGGAAAAGTTCGGTAGTGGCGCAGGCGCAGAAAAGAAAGCCCATGTCATTGCCGTACTGCGCGGGTACACCCCGGACTGGCTGGACTGGGCAATCAATGAGCGGACGCTGGATTGGATTGTGCAGCTCGTGTTCGACTTTACCAAGAAAAAACTTGAAGATTACATGGTGAAGAAATCCACAGAAACCACTACTGTGGCCCGTTTCGGTAAGGCGGGGGAGGACAAGCGTAATGACTGACGAGGAACTGGAACATCGCCTGACAGCGGTCGAAAACCGTGCACAGAGCAACACCCACCGGCTGGACGAGCTGGGGAAGCTGACCGATGCAGTAAACGGCATGAACACCAATATCAAGTTGACCATCCAGCAACTCGAAAACACAAACAAGAGCCTTGAAATTGTAACGGCTCAAAACAAAAAGCAGGAGGACCGCCTGACCGCGCTGGAAAAAGCCCCCGGAACATTTGGGAACAAACTTTGGTGGGCTGTGATTGCGGCGTTGGTTTCCGGCCTTGTGGCCTATGAACTGACGATGCTTCTGCACTGAAATGAAAATCCCCCGCTGGCATCCTGATGGATTGCTGGCGGGGCATTTTTTGTTTGCGCAAAGATTACAAAATAATTACAGATTATGCGGTGCGCCACAAACGGGCCGAAAATTGGTGTTCAACCAGTGAAAAGTAGCCGGAAGCCGCATAAAGGGAATAGTTCGCTTGTTGATGTGCAAGGTGGACCAAACGCTTCTCGGTCGAACTTTCTTTGGAAGGGTTCGACCGGGGAGCTTTTTTGTTTTTATCAATGGTTTCGTCGGAGATGTTGAAATAGAGGATCAGCTCGGTGTTGGTGAGCTCGATGTGATCCACAAAGGTATCAACCAGGCGGCGGCAGTAGGCCTTGGTGCGCTCCGAGGGGGAGACACGGAACTGCTGCAGCAGGAACAAAATCTGGTCACGGGTGAAGGTGAGAGGCTTTTTGGCGGTGAGGGAAGAGAGCTGATAGGAAAGCGTGCTCTCCTGCTGCTCCAGGTCGGCAAGGCGGGCAGAGAGGGCGGCGCTGGAGGTGCCGTTCTCAATGGCAGAGAGGATGTTCTGGATCTTGTTCCGGACATCGGACAGGGATTTTTCCAGGGCCTGCTTCTCCGGGTCAGGGCGTGCGGCCTCGGCCTGCTGCAGCTCCACGATGGCGTCTGCGATCTGCTCCAGCAGCTCGGGCTCCAGCAGCAGGTCCGCAACGGAATTGACCACCATAGCTTCCAGCTCGTCCTGCGGGATATTTTTGCGGGTGCAGGCGCGGCCAATGGAGCGGCCGGGGCAAGCGTAATAGTGGTACATCTGGCCGTTGCCGCTGCTGCGTCCACAGACGCCTTTCATCAAGCAGCCGCACTCTCCACAGTACAGTTTGCCGGAGAGAATATAATCGGCGCGGGAAGCGTGCGGGGTGCGGCTCTGGCGGTTGCGTTCAAACATGTTTTGTGCCCTTTTCCATAAATCGTTGTCGATGATGGCCGGGATCGCGCCCTCGATGCGGACATCAAACTTTTTACTGACGTAAACGCCGTGGTACATTTCGTTCTGAATGATGCGGTTGATGCTGCTTTTGTTGAACGGGCCGCCGTGGCTGGTGCGCAGGCCCATGGCGTTCAGACGCTCCACGATGGAGGAGGAGGACAGCCCGGCGGCGTACTGCTCAAAGATATACCGGACTGCCTCGGCACCTGTGGGCTCGATGATGTAGTGCTTGTCGGCGTCCACGGTGAGGCCCAGCGGGCGGGAGCTGCCCAAGGCCTTGCCCTTGAGGGCAGATTCCCGCATGCCACGGCGGGCTTTTTCGGCCAGCTCGGCGCTGTAATACTCAGCCAGAGCTTCCATCAGGCCCTCAATGATGATGCCCTCGGCACCGGAGATGTTGCTCTCGGCGGCATAGAGGATCTCCACACCGTTGTCCCGGAGCTTTTTCTTATAGACGGCGCTGTCGTAGCGGTTGCGGGCCAGACGGTCGGTTTTCCAGCAGATCACGGCGTCAAAGGTGTGCGCCGCACTGTCGGCCACCAGCTGCTGGAAGGCAGGACGGTCATCGGTTTTGCCGCTGATGTGGCGGTCTACATACTCGCGCAGGATGGTCATGCCGTGGGCGCGGGCGTAGGCCTCACAGTCCCGGCGCTGGCCCTCGATGCTCTGCTCGGTCTGGCGGCTGCCGCCAGAGTAGCGGTAGTAAGCCACCAGGCGCGGCGCTTCGGCCGCAGGAGCTTTTTTGCGGGGCATGATAACACTTCCTTTCCGGGCGGTTTGCCCATATGCAGGGAGTGTGATATACTGACCCCTGCAAGCATAAAATTTTCTTTGTCCGGTTTTGTGCTGCACTCCATGTTATCCCCGGCGCTGCATCGTACCAGCGCCGGGGCTTTTATTTGCCCATATCGAAAAAGCGTGCTATGCTGTAAGGGCAGGCGACGCATGGAAAGAAACCTTCTTGTTTTTTTATCCTTACCTTTTGACGACGGGGCAACCCCCTCCGGCTGGAAACAGCTGGAGGGGTTTGTGCGTTTATAAAACAAGGAGCACCCGGCGGGGAGCTCCTTGAAAAGAACAATTATTTGGAAGGTACGGTTGCACGAATTTTCTTTTTAGATGGAACGTAATTTGGATCATATTTCTTGCTTTTACGTTCCAATTTTTCAAAATTGCAGCATACCTTTTGATACAGCGGGATTTTACGACTGAGAGCTTTGCGGTATGTGGATTCTGCACGCTGGAGAATAAGATCGCGATTCTTGTTGCAATAATTTAACTGATTCAACAAGAGCATTTTATAATTCTCATTTTCGATACTCTGAATATCAAATTTGATCAAGCAAGATGGAATAACAGGAATCATATTGTTGAAGCCCATTAGGCCAAGACGACCATCGTCGAGTTTCATAACAGGACCGCCGCCTTTGATGTTAACGTGATTGGGCTTAGGGGATTCAAGGGGAACATAATAATCAATGCCGTTGATGGAGAGTACAATTCCAACATACGGACGCCGCTGCCCCTTATTGTATTGCACACGGGTGTCAATACTATGTAAATAGCTGATATAGTGTTCGTTAATGTGGTAAAATTGAAACTTCCCCATAATTCAGCTCCTTAATCCAAGAAGGTGCGGAACAGTAACCTGTCCCGCACCCTTTTTCATTCCTCACTATACGGCAGAGGTTCTCCGCTTTTTTCATTCTCTACTCACGGTAAGAGCTCACCGCTTTTTTAATTCCCCATTTTTTCATGGCAGGGAGGGGCTACCCTCTTTCAGCGGACAAGCAAAGACCAGCAGTCTTTTCATTGTCTTGGCAGGAATACGTTCCTGCAAGTCTATTATACGCTCGGTGAGCGGGTTTGTACACGAAAAAAATGTGAAAAGTTGCAAACGCAACAGAAAAACTAAAAATTAGGGCTTGACAAGCAATGAGAATTCAAAAATCCTTCACAAACAAGACATAAATAAGCAGACTTAATAGGAACCTGCTGGAGGGGTTTTGTGCGTTTAAGGAAAAAAATACCCGCCATCTTGCGCGTAAACACTTGCGTGTCCAGAGGCCTGGCGGGCCGCATCTTGTTAATCAATATGCATAATAGCCGTCATCGTAGCCGGCGTTATAGCCTTCTTCATAGCCGGAATTATATCCGCCGTCCCACCCATTAAGCCAAGCTTCAGAGTAAGCATCCCGGCTGGCTTCGGAAGCCGAATTGTAGCCATCAATTTGGCCAGAAGCATAGCCGGACTTGTAGCCGTTAGAATAAGCCGTGCTTGCAGCACTTTTTTCAGCAGCTTTTAAAGAGTCGATATAAGGTGAAGAAGGTGTAAAATGTGGTGCAAAATACCCTTCTCCCAAGAATAAACCGGTCAGAATACCGATCATGAGGACAATAATAAAGGCAACCACGAGAAGCACCTTTTTACTGACAGAGAAATGAATGACCGCTTTAGTGGAAACAGAGTCTTTCTGCGATTGAACAGCGGGTACACAGAGCGGAACATCAGGATCAGGCGCATTCTTTACAGCAGGAGGGTCGTTCTGCTCCGAATCGGATGTATCTGCAGAAGGAGTTTCGACCGGCATGGAGACTTGAGCAGGAGAAGGAGATGCTTCTGGTACGGCCGGAGAAACTTTTTTAGAAGGGCGAATGCAGGCAGCACAAAGGGCGACACCGATATTGGAAATACCGAGTACAGTATTATCGAATACAGCATTCGGAAGTGTAGATAAAACAAAATTAGAAGAATGAGCTGTCGCAATTTCTCCGATGCCAAGAACAAGGAATACAACAAAAGAAATATTACAGAAACAGTGAAAAGCAGTGCCATTTCCAATCTTCGAGGGAAGAATTTTAATGGTATAAGCACAAAGAAGAACACTACAGATGCCAGCTAGAATATAACTGATGGTATGACCGAACATCATAAGGCTGAACGCTGTGCCACCTAAAGTAAAACCGAGGAGATAAACAAGGCCGAGGAAAACGGAAAAGGCAAGGGCGAGAAAAAAACAAATCAGTTTGCTTGAAGGCTCAGAGACTTTGAGCGGTTTCCAAAGAAGAAAAGAAATGTAAGCAAGTAAAGCTGCCAGCAAAAAAATCAATATAAAATTGGTTGATATGCCCATGATAACATCCTCACACAGCCGCCAGACAGGCGGCTTTATTTTTTACGCTTCTTTTGCGCCCAGCTCAGACGCAGGACATTTTTTATAACGGCCGGTAAGCACAAGGTCCTCCACATACTCCACGGCCTTGGTCTGTCCCTCCTCGTTGAGCTGGTCAAAGGACGCCAGCAGAGCAGACTGCTGAGGGGTGAGTGTGGATGGATTGTGCTCGGATTCTTCCATGCCCATCAGATAGGTGGGAGTGGTGTCCAATACGAGAGCGAGTTTTTCAAGTACAGAACGCTTGAGATTTACAACCAGACCGTTTTCGTACTTGTAGATGGCTGCTTTTTGTACGCCAACCTTTGCACCGAGCTCCTCTTGTGTCATCTGATGCTCGATGCGCAGTTGGCGGATTCTGTCGCCGGTGGTCATGAAATATCACCCCTTCCTACAGTGTATCTTAATAATACCATAGAAAATCTAAAATGCAAGAAAAAACATCTTGACAAGATTCGGCGAAGATGCTAATATCTAAGTATCTTAAAAAGATACGATGATGCTAATATCTAAGTATCTTAAAAAATCGGAGGTGACAATGGATTGAACGAACGCAAATTAAAGGCTGTGATGCAGCTGCATGGCGAATCACAGCAAGATTTGGCCCAGTATCTGCAGATGAGCCTCTCCCGGCTGAATGCGAAAATCAATGAATACCGTGGAGCGCAGTTTCGGCAGAATGAAATTGCAGCGATACAGGAGCATTACGGGTTGAGTGCGGAAGAGGTCAATGAGATCTTTTTTGCCCTGACGGTATCTCAAAAAGATTCTAACACCTCGTCCCAGCCGGGCAAGAGCGCATGAAGGGAGGGAAGAAGGTGGAGGAAGAAACAAAAAAGCCCTGCACGCCTGTGGAAGAGGCGGGCAGAGACTACAACGAACTGGGGCTGTACTTACACAGCAAAGAAAATAACCGAACACTGGAAGCGGCACAGACCCTTTGGGAATTCCTGCCGGGGTGGATGGCGGCCAGAAAGATGGCTGTGTATGACCCTGATTATAACAGGTCGCTTTCCGGGGTGATTGCCGAGAATGCAGAAATCATTCTGAAAGCAGCTCAAGACATGGCCGGATGGGGTCTGGCAGAGTGCGAACCGGCCAGGAAGGAAGAAACTCCACAGGGATAAGCCCCTGCCGGAACATCTGATAGATTGCGCCAGTGCATTGCTGACATTGCTCAAAGTTTGTGTCGTTGCAGCGGTCACAGACGTTAGGAACCGAGAAAACCGGAGACTTTCCGGGGACAACACTGCAGCAGATTTCGGATTCCATTGCAGGCAGAATTCCCAGAGCGTCAAAGGGACATTGAATTTCAAACATGATTTTGTAAAGCACGGGTGGCTTTCATCTCCTTTCAGTGCAAGTATAGCACAAATCGGAGAATAAGGGCCAGCCGGGGAAGAATGCATGAAACCAAGGAGGACAAAGAGATGGGCAAGAAGAACGAGGCGGCCCGGATGCTGGCAAACCTGAACGGGCCGTGGGGCAATGCAGCCTGCATGGGCTATTGTCTGATCGCTATGCGCCGGGCAAACCTGCGCCCCGGCGCACAGCGCCGGGTGCTGATGGCAGCGCGGGGCGATGAGCTGATCGGCTTTGCGAAGCCGGTGGCCGAGAGCATCTGCGCCGAGTGGGAGATTCCGCTGGAAGCGACCGGCACGGGCGAGTGCTTCCAGACCTTTAACCCGGACTGACAGGAGGCGCGAATGGACGGCAAAAGCGGGCCGCTGAAGATGTGGCAGATCTGGGCGCTGTATGACATTGCCGCGGATTTTTACGCAGACCCGGAGAACCAGGCTGCGTTTGAAGCATGGCAGAAGCAGCGGGAGAAGTGCAAGAAAACAAAAAGGCCCTGCCGGCGTGACAGCACCGGCAAGGCCAAGGGGTGATGAAAGCAGCATGCACTCATCACCAGAAGTTTAACACAAACGGGAGGTTTTGACAATGCGGAAATGGATCTATTACTGCGGCAGCTGGGCCAGCCTGATCGGCTGCCTGCTGGTGGCAAGCGGCCTGGAAAGCTACACCGGCTGGGCCATGGCCGGGTGTTTTGTGGGGGCGCTGGTGCTGCTGGCGCTGGCTGTGGTGCTGGCGGGCCTGGGCAGCTGCGCCGAGCAGGAAGAGGACGAAAAGCCCTGCAAGGAGCGGCAGCCGCAGGAAAAACGAGCGGCTGACCGCAGAAAGGCGGGCTGAAGGATGGGCAGATACCGCGTGAATGTGGAGTGCAGCCAGAAGCTGCCACAGACCAAAAGCGAATACTTTACACACTGCAGCTACGAGGTGCAGGCCATCAGCAAGGGCGTGGCAAAGGCCATGGTCGAGGACAAAGCCCGGGCAGAGCACGGGGGCTGTACCTGCAAGGCCTACAGCGTGGAGGTGCTGAAGTGAGCCGGCCGGAGAACATGACGCCGGACGAGGCAGAGATCTGGCAGCGGATGGAGCTGCACGGCGAGGAGCTGGTGCGGGACATGGGCGCTGCCCTGATGCAGGCCGACAAGCTGCCGGAGTGGATGCAGGAAGCAGCCGTGAACATGCTGTGCGACAAACTGGCGGACGCCAGGGCGCTGGCGGCCAGCTGGATGAACGACCACGGGGAACCGTGAAGGAGGACAAGGATGAAAAGCAAGATTGAAATCAACATTTCGGTGATCGACGACGGCCCGGTGGTGACGTGCTGCCAGGGCCAGAACACAAGCAAGGGCAAAGCGCTGGACGCCCTGGAAGATGCCTACCTGAGCACCGTGGCGCAACTGATGAGAAAGGACCTCTCCAAGGCCGAGCAGGAGGAAGCCGCCAAGGAATTTGGCGAGACGATGCAGGACCGGCTGCTGGCCATGGTGCGAGGAAAAGGCAAACGGTATATGGTCAGCAGCGAAAAAGAGATGAGCTTTATGACGGAGCTGATGCGGCGGCAGGGGGAGGTGCAGCCTTGACCTACGAAGAGTACCGACGGGAGTTGAACGAGGCGCTGGAAAAGGCGGACTGGATGAACCCGCGGGACAAAAACGGCCTGGCGTACCGGGTACTGGCCCGTGCGGCACGGGACAAGGCCCTGCCGCTGGCCCAGTGGCAGAAGCTGCACGACGAATACTACGAAAGGACAAAGAGATGAAGAAGAAACTGAGCCTGACCGAGAAGATCAGTCTGGCAGAGAACAATGCGGTGGATTTTATGCACGCCTGCGTGACCATTGCCCTGCACGACGAGTACGAGGTGGGTGTGCAGCGGCTGCGGAAGGTAAACCTGCGGCGGGACGCGATCAACGAGGAGATGCTGGAAGTGATGGCCCAGCCCCGGAAAAGCGGCCGGGAGCAGGCCGCAGCCGGGCAGGCCTGGCTGGTGAGCCTTTTGCCGGAAGGGGCGGAAACGGAGTTCCGGGTGCCGCTGGGCAAGGGCGCGGCCCGCAAGCAGAAGGAGCTGCAGATCCGCATGGCGGTGGACAACGCTGCCACGCTGGAGTGGCGGGTATACGCGGCGGCCTGCGCCGAGGTGCTGGGATTTGGTGCCAAGCGGCTGAACGACTTACATAAAGCGGTGACCGAGAATTTCCGGCAGCTCTCGGAGTGGGCCATGGAGGACGGCGTGGACGTGGCGCTGGAGCGGTTTTGCCGCTGCGCCCGGGATGCCTACAAGACCGACGTGCAGGTGGAGGACATCCCGGACGCACAGGCGCTGCATCAGCAGCAGCGCCAGACCCGGCAGGCACTGGACGGGCTGGCAGAGCGGGCCTGGCTGGTGGAGGCCAGCCGCAAGCGGGTGGGCTGCCTGCCGCTGGCCCCGGCGGAAGTGGAAAAGCGCATCCAGACCGTGCTGCAGGCCCCGGCCATGCCGGAGAGCTGGGAGAGGAGGCGGGCGAGATGACCCTGAAAGAAGCGATGGGCTACCGGGGTGAGAACGCCGACACCCTGGCGGAGAAGATCGGCATCCGTGCCGGAGAGATCACCAAGTGGATGCGGCCTGCCGGGCTGCTGCGGGTGCCGTCGGCACGGCTGCAGCAGCTGGCCGTGGCGCTGGACGGCGGGGTGCTGGTGACGGCGGACGGTGTGGAAGTGGAGCTGTACGGGAGCGGAGGCAACGCATGAGCAAGGACAAATGCAGAATGAGCCGCAAGCGCTTTTGCAAAAAGGCGGCCGGAAAGCACGGCGTGCAGGTACAGGAGGTGCGGGACATGGTGCGTGAGGAGCGGGCGGACCCGCTCAAGCGCCTGCAGGAGAAGCGTGCGAGCGCAAAGCACCGGGCCGGGAAGCAGGAGGGCAGCGCCGTATGATGGTATACAAGTATCGCCTGACCGACCCGGACAGCGGGAAGGTGCTGTACGAGGGCACGGCGGCAGATCTGGCCGCCCAGGGCGTGGTGCGGGCGGAGAAGATCCTGCCGACGCTGTGGCGGGACCAGCAGCGCCAGCACAAGCGCCGCGGCAAGCACCGGTGGGACATCACCCGGGAAAAGGTAGAAGTGGCTTGCAGCCGGAAAGCCTACAAGGTGCGGCTGAAGCCGAAAAAGACGGCGGCCGTGCAGGCAAAGCCGCCGAAGCGACCGGCAAAGCCGAAAATGACTGCCCTGCCGGTGCCGAAACCGGCGCCACGGATACGGCTGAAAAAGTACCTGGAAAAGCCGGACCCGCTGCAGCTGGACGTGCGGGAGCTGGAAGGCTACAACGCCAAGGCCCGGGAGCGTGGAAAGAAAGAGCTGAGCTATGGGTACTGGGCAGCAGAGGGAAAACCGGCTGCTCCGGCATGGTAAAGCCGGTATGCACGCCGGACTGCCCGGACCGGCACCCAGCCTGCAGCGACCGGTGCGAAAAATACCGGGCCTGGAAAGCCGAGGTACAGAAAGAAAAGACCTACACGAAGAGCCAGAACGATGCGGGAAAGATCAACCGGAACGACTTTGACGCGGAGTTCTGGATGGGCGGAACCCACAAATAACGAGCCCCCCGGCGGCGCTGGATGCGCGCGGCCGGGGGCTTTGGCGACGGCGGGAGCGTCAGGCCGAACGGGTGCTGCCAGAGGGAAAGCTCTGGCGGCAGGCGTTTGAACTGAACAAGCCATTCCTTTTTATAATAGGCGTCCGGGGCGGGCGCTTTGGGGGGCTTGTATACCCGTTAATCTTGTGACTGTGTGGGCCACAGAAAAGAAACCAACACGAAAAGTTTACCGGACGGGGAGGGCACCGGGATGCGAAAAAGCTACATCCGGGAAAAAAGGACCCTTTGCGGGGACACATACCAGGCCGTGGGCATTTACCCCGTGACGGATCAGGAGCACCGCCAGCGGGGCAAGAAGCGCAAGGAAAGTGACCGGGGGCAGAAGAGCCGGAACAAAGCCGCCAGCCTGCGCCGCCGACAGCGCAAGGTGCTGGCCAATTTTGACCAGAACGGCTTTTACCTGACCGCTACATACGAGGACGCCTACCTGCCCGAGGACGAGGAAGGCTGCTGGCGGGACGTGAAGAACTATGCCCGGCGAGTGCAGCGGGCGGTGCGCAAGCGCTTTGGCGTGCGGGGAACGTGGCTGAAGTTGATGCTGTGGGCCGTGCGCAACGGCAAGGCCGGGCGGCTGCACATGCATGGCTTTGCCCAGTGCCCGGGGCTGAGTGAGGCAGAGCGGCGGGAGCTGCGGTATATGCTGGAGGATCTATGGCGGCGGCGTGTCCCCGGCACACGGGAGTTTGAGCCCATGGGCACCATGAACGCAGACCGGATCATCGTGAAGAAGATCCTGGGCATTGACGGGCAGGGTACGAGCGGCACGGTGGGGTACATCTACGGCCACGGCTTCCGGCGGTGCCTGGAAACCAGCAACCTGACCCTGCCGGAGGAGCAGCCGGCAGCTGACACCAAGTGGAGCCGCCGCCAGCTGCGGGAGGCCTGCAGCGAACACGCGGAGGACCCGGCGTGGTGGGAAAAGCTGTTCCCGGGGTGGGAGTGCGTGAAGATCCAGATCTTTGACCCCGGCGGGCTGCACGAGAATGCCGAGCCCCGGCCGGAGGGCTGGGAAGCCACCGAACCGCAGGCTTATGTGATCCTGCGGCGGGGGGAGTTTGCGAAAGTTCGCACATGACAGACAAGATAATTTTATTTTGCGCGTAAAATAGGCGGTTTGTGCGGGGAATGTGTGAGATATCAGCCAAAAAACGGCAAAAAAAGCGGGAAAGGCGGCGGGCAGTGACCAAAAAGCAGCGGAAAGAGGTGCGCAGGGCGCTGCGGCAGTACGACGGGCGCGGCAAGTGGGCGGCGGTGCTGGACCGGGTGCGGGACTACTATGCCCGGACGGACCCTGCCTGCTGGGAGCTTTTGCGGATGCGCTACCTGGAGGGCATGCGGGAAGAGGACGTGATCCGAGCGCTGTACATCGGGCGGACGACCTACTACAGCAAGGAGCTGGAAGCGCTGAGCACGGTGGGGATCTATGCGGCGGCGGCAGGGCTGCTGGAGGCGGAATGACAGCTGCGGGAACGAAGAGAGATGGCTGAGCGCTGCGGCGCGCGGCCTTTTTGTACTGCAACGGCGACGACCGCAGCCTGCGGCTGAAGCAGGGAGGAGCTGTTGGGGCAGCGGCCAGCAGGATGCAAGGCCCGCCCAAGGGCCGCAGCAGACGCTGGGAGCTGAGGCTGGGGCAGTGTTCTGGTTTTTCAAAGCGCCGCAAGGCCGCTGCGGAAAAAACAGCAAACACAACCCGTGCTCCACTCCCCCAAAAAGTCCGTAGGTTTTTTGTGCAGCGGTTTGCGATAGACTGGAACCATGAGCACAGAGGGAGGGCCTGGGATGGCACAGCGGAAATACTGCAAAAATACCGTGCCGGGCCGACAGGGGCGCGGGAAAAAGTACCCGGCCAAGGTACGGGCCGAGGTGGTGATGACCATGATCGGTGCAAACTCCATCTGTGCAGTAGCCCGGAAGTACGGCGTGCCGGAGAGCACCATCCGCAGCTGGATGGCGGAAGAAGCCAAAAAGCCGGACGGGGTGTTTGCCGAGGCCCGGGCCCAGGCGGCGCGGGAGATCGCAGCCCGGGCGGCGCTGGGAGCCCGGGCCCAGGTGGGTTACCTGCAGCAGCGGGTGGCCGAGAACCAGCGGGCAAGCGAGATCTGCACAAAGCTGCGGGCAAGGCTGGACGAGGACGCCCGGGCTCGGAAGTACGAGATCGGCGGGCTGCTCAAGAGCGAGGCCGAGGAGCTGCAGGACGCAGCGGAGACCGGCCTTGTGGCGTACAGCGAGCCGGGCAGCTACGACCGGCGGCTGGAGGACGATGAGCGGAAGGAGCTGGAACAGCAGCTGGAGCGGTACGAGGCGCTGGCCATGACCGACAAGGACGCGGCGAACGTGGCCACGGTGCTGATGAACGCTGCGGCCAATGCGGCGGCGCTGGTGCCGCGGGACGAGGGCAGCAGCCAGAGCGCTGCCCCGGCGGTGCTGATGGAAGCAAAGGACGACGCAGAGCAGCAGGAGGTGGTGCTGGATGGCACGGCAGGAGATTAACGGCCGGCCCATCATCTGGCGGCCGCAGCCGAGGCAGGCGGCCTTTATGCGGCGCAGCGAGGACGAGGCCCTGTACGGCGGGGCGGCCGGCGGCGGCAAGAGCGACGCGCTGGTGATCGAGGCGCTGCGGCAGGTGGATGTGCCGAACTACCGGGCATTGATCCTGCGCAAGACCTTTCCCCAGCTGCGGGAGCTGATCGACAAGACCATGCAGTACTACAAGCCCGCATTTCCCAAGGCCCGGTACAATGCCAGCAACCACTGCTGGACCTTCCCCAGCGGGGCGAAGATCTATTTTGGAAGCATGTTCCGGGCCCAGGACAAATACAACTACCAGGGCCAGCAGTTTGATTTTATCGGGGTGGACGAGCTGACCCACTTCACCTGGGAAGAGTACAGCTACCTGATGAGCCGCAACCGCCCAAGCGGGCCGGGTACACAGGTGTACATCCGGGCCACGGCCAACCCCGGCGGCATCGGCCACGGGTGGGTGAAGGCCCGGTTCATCACGCCGGCACCCCCGGGCACCCGGATGGTGCAGCTGGTGGACGTGAAGAAGCCGGACGGCACCGTGGAAAAGCTGCGGCGCACGCGGGTGTTTATCCCCTCCACCATCTTTGACAACCCGGCACTGCTGAAAAATGACCCGGGGTATCTGAACAACCTGGCGTCCTTACCGGAGGCGGAGAAGCAGGCGCTGCTCTATGGCAGCTGGGACAGCTTTTCCGGCCAGGTGTTCACCGAGTGGCGCAACGACCCGGCCCACTACGAGGACCAGCGGTGGACCCACGTGATCAAGCCGTTCCGCATTCCGGCGCACTGGAAGATCTGGCGCGGGTACGACTTTGGCTACTCGCGGCCCTTCTCGGTGGGGTGGTATGCAGCGGACGAGGATGGCAGGCTGTACCGGATCAAGGAGCTGTACGGCTGCACCGGCACGCCGAACGAAGGCCTGAAGATCGACCCGGTGGAGCAGGCCCGGCGCATAAGGGAAGCGGAAGAGAACGACCCGATGCTGAAAGGCCGGGTGATCCAGGGCGTGGCGGACCCGGCCATCTTCAACGAGAGCCAGGGCGAGAGCATTGCCCAGATGCAGGAAAAGCACCCGTACTACCTGGTATGGCACCCGGGAGACCACACCCGCCTTGCCGGCAAGATGCAGATGCACTACCGGCTGGCCTTTAACGCCGAGGGACGGCCCATGTTGCAGGTGTTTGACACCTGCAAACACTTTATCCGGACCATCCCGAACCTTGTGTACGACGAGAGCAACGTGGAGGACATTGATTCTGACCAGGAAGATCACATCTACGACGAGTGCCGCTATGTGCTGATGGAAAACCCCATCAGCCCGCGGCAGATCCAGAAAGAGACGGCGCTGCGGGACGACCCGCTGGACCTGGACAAGAGAAAGAGCAGAACACATGTGATGCGGGTGTAACTCCCGCACCACTGGGAATGGGCAAAAAAGGAGTGACAGAGTGGACGGAAAAGAACTTTTGCAGGAGCTGCTGCGGCGATACCCGGACCAGAGGGTGAGCGAAGACCCGGCGGGGGCCGGGATGCTGAGCAGCCTGGGAGCGCAGCAGCCGGAGCCGATGACCGGAGCGGGCCTGCAGACGGCAGGCGGCTCCCTCACGGAAGAGGCGGCAGGCGCGCAGGTGATCGGGCCGGAGGAGATCGCAAAGGCGGGGGAGACCCTGCAGAAATACAAGGCGGGCAAGGCGTCGCTGGACAAGCGCATTGTGGACAACGAGCTGTGGTTCCGCATGGGACACTGGAAGAACTGCGAAAACAAGATGATGGAGGGCAAGCCCAAGCCCTCCAGCGGGTGGCTGTTCAACAGCATTGCCAACAAACACGCTGACGCCATGGACAACTACCCGGAGCCCAACGTTTTGCCCCGGGCGGCGGACGACGAAGAAACGGCCAAGGCGCTCTCGAAGATCATCCCGGTGGTTTTGGAGCAGTGCGACTATGAGCAGGTGTACAGCGACACCTGGTGGCGCAAGCTCAAGACCGGCACCGGCGTGAAGGGTGTGTTCTGGGACCCGACGCTGCGAGGGGGCCTTGGCGACATCAGCGTGAAGAGCGTGAACCTGCTGATGCTGTACTGGGCCCCTGGCGTGAGCGACATTCAGGAGAGCCCGAACCTGTTCAGCATGAGCCTGGAGGACAACGAGCAGCTGGTAGCGAAATACCCCCAGCTGGAAGGCCACACCGGAAAGAGCCTGGACGTGGCCGAGTACATCCACGACGATCAGCTCGACACCACCGGCAAGAGTGTGGTGGTGGACTGGTACTACAAAAAGGCCCGGCCGCAGGGCGCGCCGGTGCTGCACTACTGCAAGTACTGCAACGGCGTGGTGCTGTACGCCAGCGAGAACGACCCGGCCCTGGCCGAGCGGGGCTTTTACGACCACGGGAAATACCCCTTTGTGTTTGACCCGTTGTTCATGGAAGAGGACAGCCCGGCGGGCTTTGGGTACATCGACGTGATGAAGGACACCCAGACCGCCATTGACGAGATGAACCACGCCATGGACGAGAACGTGAAACTGGCAAGCAAACTGCGCTTTGTGGTGAGCGACTCGGCCGGGGTGAGCGAGGAAGAACTGGCGGACTTCAGCCGGGACATCGTGCATGTGGTGGGGCGGCTGAACAGCGACACCTTTATGCCGCTGCAGACCAGCGTGCTGAGCGGCAACTGCATCACCTACCGGGACGACCGGGTGAACGAGCTGAAGGAGATCAGCGGCAACCGGGACGTGAGCCAAGGCGGCACTACCAGCGGCCTGACCGCGGCCAGCGCCATTGCGGCCCTGCAGGAAGCGGGCAGCAAGCTGAGCCGGGACATGCTGAAAAGCGCGTACCGCTCCTTTGCGAAGGAGTGTTACCTGATCATTGAGCTGATGCGCCAGTTCTACGACGAGCAGCGGGTGTTCCGCGTTACCGGAGAGACGGGGCAGACCGAGTACACCCCCTTCAGCGCGGCGCAGCTGCGGGCCGTGCCGGGCGGCGAGATCGGAGGGGTGCAGCTGGGCGACCATGAGCCGGTGTTTGACATCACGGTGAGCGCGGCCAAGAAGAGCACCTTCAGCCGTCTTTCTCAGAACGAGACGGCGAAAGAGTGCTACCAGATGGGCTTCTTTGCGCCGGCCAACGCCGACGCGGCCCTGGCGGCGCTGGACATGATGGACTTTGAAGGCATTGAGAAGGTGCGCCAGCGGGTGAGTGAGAACGGCACGCTGTACACCCAGCTCCAGCAGATGGCACAGCAGCTGCAGAAGATGGCAGCCATCATCGACCAGCAGAACGGCACCAACGTGAGCGAGGCGGCAGGAGCGGCTGCGCAGGCGGCGGGCAGCACGGGTGGCGGCAGCGGCAGTAGCAATGTGACCCGCAGTACCACCAACAGCCTGGGCGCTGCGGTGGGCGAAGGGAACAACAGTCTCTCGACACAGGCGGCCAAGCGGGCCATGGATGCGAACAACCCGAACAAAGAATGACGGGGGACGTTCTCTTTTGCCGCACAAAAGAGAACCAGAAAAGCGCCAGCGATTTCGACGCGCTGGACCCACGAGAAAGGGGCTGCTCGCCCCTTTCAGACCCCAAAGAAGAAGTCGAACCGAAAAAAAGCTAGTCGCTGTGCTTAACGCTTTTTTCTCGGCTCTCCGATTGGAACAGGAACGACAGGAGGAAAACGGCGTGATCAAAGTGGAAATGATGCAGACCGACAAGGGCTATAGTGTAGCAGCAAGCGGCCACGCAGACTATGCACCCAAAGGCCAGGACATTGTGTGTGCGGCAGCGAGCGTGCTGCTGCAGACGCTGGCCAACAAGGTGGAGGAGGCTGCACGGCAGAAGCAGCTGGAGAGCAGCTGCGTGCAGCACGGTGAGTCTTTTGTGGTGCAGGCAAAGCCCAGCGGAGGCATGACCGGAATCATGGTTGCTGCATGGTACGACTTTGTGGAGGAAGGGCTGAGCGAGCTGGCCGGGCAGTACCCGGACCATGTGGAGTTGTACATTTACGATGACAGCGACGGCTGCGATGCGCCGGAAAAGGCACTGAACCTGCAGAAATTTGCCGAAGGCGGAGACGGCGGAGCAGGCGCTGCAGAGGGTGGTGCGGCGGAAGCTGCTGCCCCGGCGGTGCAGGAGCCTGCCTTGCGGCCGGCACAGGAGCGGCTGGCACGGCGCAGCGGGGCGCTGAAGGGGAAGGCGGCAGGCGGGGAGAAACTCCCCCAGCCGCCTGCGGGCGGCAGCCCCCTCAAGGAGGGGGCCTCTGGCAGTGAGGGTGACCCGGCGGAAGCGGAGAAGCACCAGGAACCTGCCAAGGAGCCCAAGGCCGAAAAGACCCCGGAGGAGCGCCGGAGAGCCTTTGGCGAGATGGTGCAGGGCGAATACAGCGACGTGTTCCAGGAGATGATGCAGCGGGCCATTGATAAGGCCACGGAGAACATCCGGCAGAATCCGCAGGTGGCGCGGCTGACCCAGGCACTGGCCAATGCCTACGGCGTGGACACCGAGGACATGGACGGCCTGATCGAGGCGGTGGAGAACGGCCGCGTGAAGGACGAGAAATATTACGAGGACCTGGCCCAGCAGCGGGGTGTGAGCGTGAAAACAGCCCGGGAGCTGGACAAGATGGAGAGCGACCTGAAGCGCAGCAACACCCGCAACGCCCAGCTGCAGGCCATGCAGCAGGAAGCAGCCCGCCAGCAGCGGGTGAGCCAGATCCAGGCACAGTGGGAGGCCCAGGCCGCCCAGCTGAAGACCCAGTACCCGGATTTTGAGCTGCAGGAGGTGCTGGCCAACGAGCAGGTGGCCGACCTGATGCGCCGGGGCGTGAGCCTGCCGGACGCTTACCGGGCCGCCTACTTTGACCACATCATGCAGCAGGCCACGGCCCAGACCGCCCAGAAGGTGGAGCAGGGCGTGGCGGCACGCATTCAGCAGCGGGCCAGCAGACCCGGCGAGAACGGCACCCGGCCCGGCGGCGCGGTGACCACCCATGTGGACGTGGCCAGCATGAGCCGCCGCCAGCTGGAGGACCTGGAACGCAGGGCACGCCGGGGCGAGAAGATCACGCTGTAACGACTTCCCACACGAGGGTGTGAGAACATAAACCTTTGAAGGAGGACCAAACCATGAAATGGAAGAAGTTGAACCTGCAGCTGTTTGCGGATGCGCACGAGCAGCTGCAGAACACCACCGGCAGCTCCGGCATGAGCGCCGAGATGAAGACCTTTTACGAGCGCCGCCTCATCGACCAGGCGCTGCCGGCGCTGGTGCATGACCAGTTCGGCGACAGCTACCCCATCCCGGCCAACAACGGCAAGACCATCGAGTTCCGCAAGTATGACGCGCTGCCCAAGGCCACCACGCCCCTGACCGAGGGCGTGACCCCGGAAGGCCAGGCCCTGACCGTAACCACGGTGACCGCTGAGGTGCACCAGTACGGCGGCTGGGTGCCCCTGACCGACATGGTGCAGATGACCACCATCGACAACAACGTGGTGCAGGCCACCAGCGTGCTGGCAAGCCAGAGCGGCCGCACCATGGACACCATTGTGCGCGACATTCTGGCCGGCGGCACCAACGTAATCTACGCCCCTAAGATCGGCGCAGGTGGTGCAGAGACCCCGGTGACCAGCCGTGCGGGTCTGGACGCCACGGCCCAGCTGACGGTGGACCTGATCGAGCAGGCGGTGGCCCAGCTGAAGGTGCAGAACGCCGACCCCATCGGCTCTGCCGGCGGCAGCTATGTGTGCATCATCCACCCGTACACGGCCTACGACCTGAAGAAAGACCCGGCCTGGGTGGAGGCCCACAAGTACGCCAGCCCTGAGGAGATCTTTGAGGGCGAGATCGGCAAGATCGGCAACGTGCGCTTTGTGGAGACCAGCGAGGCAAAGATCTGGACCGGCACCGGCTGCCCCTCGGGCCTTGCGGTGTTTGGCACTCTGGTGCTGGGCGCCCACGCCTACGCCACCACCGAGCTGGAGGGCGGCGGCCTGCAGCACATCGTGAAGCAGTTGGGCTATGGCGATGACCCGCTGAACCAGCGCGCCTCTGTGGGCTGGAAGGCCGTGAAGACCGCCGAGCGCCTGAGCGAGCAGTACATGGTGCGCATTGAGAGCTGCAGCGCACGCTACAGCGCCAAGGCAAAGGCAAACTGAGGAACGGAGGATGAACACAAAATGGCAGTGAAGAAAGAAACCGCCCAGCAGGCTGCAGAAGCAGCCACCCAGGACACCAAGGACGTGCAGGCGGAAAAGCGTGACACCGAGGTGATCCACCTGTTCAAGGACAACGGCCGCTACTCCAGCGCCCGTTTTGTGAGCGTGAACGGCGAGGCGTACCTGATCCAGCGCGGCGTGGACGTGGAGGTGCCTGCGGCGGTGGCCGAGGTGCTGCGCCACAGCGAAGAGATGGACAACGCGGCCAACGCAAAGATCGAGGCGGCCCAGGCGGCGGCGCAGAACGTGCCGGCACTGCAGAAGCTGTAAGAACAACGTGAAGAGAACACCCGGTACGGCAGGCACTTGCTGTGCCGGGTGTTTTTGCTAAGGAGGGAAACTGAATGAAAGAGCTGAAGGACACTGTGGACGGGATGCTGAGCACGGACTACAAGGAACGGTTTGTGGCGGAGTATCAGCAGACGAAGATCCGCTACGAGAAGCTGAAAGCCTTTTGCAACTGCGTGGAAGCGGCGGCGATGGCAGGCACGGAGCAGCCGAAACATGACTGCCCGCTAGAGCTGCTGCGGACACAGCAGAAATATATGGGGCTGTATCTGGCACAGCTGGAACTGCGGGCTGTGATCGAGGATGTGGAGCTGGAGACCTGAAGGGAGACAGAGTATGACGGCAGGAAAGGCGATTGAACTTTGCGACCAGATGCGGCCGAACAATGATTTTGCGGACGAGATGAAACAGATGTGGCTGCGCCAGTGCGACGCGCGGCTGCGGCAGACGGTAGTGAACCGCTCGGCCTGCGGGGACTTTGACGCCGTGGGCGCGGACATGGCCGGGGACGGGCTGGAGTATGACACCCAGCTGCTGGCACCGGATGCCTTCAGCGCACTGTACCAGCACTGGCTGTGCGCCCAGATGGACCTGGCCCTGGGCGAGACGGCCCGGGCGGTGAACGAGCTGCAGATGTACAGTGACTACTGCCAGGAGTTTGCAGCCTGGATGCGGCAGAAATACCCCCCGGCGGGCGGGGTACAGTGGAGGTACTGAGAGATGATCGACGGGACGAACCTGAACCAGCTGACCGGCAGCCGCCAGCTGCTGCGGGCCTTTGGGGGCATCAACGAGACGTACAGCTGCAGCGAGGCGGAGCTCTCGGCGGCGCTGAATTTCTCCGGCCGGGGATTTCCGGCGCTGCAGACCCGGGCCATGCGCAAAAAGGTGCGGGACGTGGAGAAGGTGAACGGCATGTACCACCTGAACGGGCTGCTGATCTGCCGGGGAATGGGGCTGGAATACGCACCGGACGGGCAGGCGGGCCGCACGGCGGCGGTGACGCTGGAGAATGTGCTGACCGATGACCGCAAGGAACTGGCCGGCATGGGCAGCAAGGTGCTGATCTGGCCGGACAGGCTGGCCTTTGACACCGAGACCGGCCAACTGGAGCCGCTGGGGGCGAAGTGGGAGCTGGGCGACCGGAAGATGACCGTGTGCCCCTGCGACACGGAGGGCAAGGTATACGAGGTGACCGGTGCGGGCGACACGGAACCGGAAGAGCCGGAGGACGGGCAGCTGTTTTTGAAGGGCGACCCGAAGAACCTGTACGACTATGAGAGCGTGCTGGAAAAGTGGAGCGCCAAGAGCGGCAAGTGGGTGCAGGTGCTGGTGAACACGGTGCGCATGACCTGCCCGGGGATCGGGAGCCTGCTGAAGGAGGGCGACACGGTGACCCTGACCGGCATGCCGCAGGCGGTGTGTGACGCGCTGGCGGCAGACCTGAACGGAGAGATCGTGGTGCAGGCGCTGGAAGGAGACGACCTTGTGGCCAGCCTGACCCCAGCCCAGGACAGCAGCCGGTACTATGGCAGCTGGACGGTGACGGCCACGGGCACCAGCTGGCGCAGCCTGGACGGGGCACGCACCGAGAACGAGGGCCTGGCCGTGAGCATCACGCTGGAGCGGCGGGTGCCGGACCTGGACTTTGTGACGGAGCAGGGCAACCGGGTGTGGGGCTGCAGCAAGAAGGAAAACACCATTTACGCCTGCCGCCTGGGCGACCCCACCAACTGGTACAGTTACCGGGGCATTGCAGCGGACAGCTACGCCGTGAGTGTGGGCAGCGACGGAACCTTTACCGGCGCGGCCAGCTGCATGGGGTATGTGCTGTTCTTCAAAGAGAACTGCATCCACAAGCTGTACGGCTCCAAACCCAGCGACTACCAGCTTTCCAGCGTGCGGTGCCGGGGCGTGGCAGCCAACGCCGCCCACAGCCTGTGCGTGCTGAACGAGACGCTGTATTACCTCTCGCCCGGCGGGGTGATGGCCTGGGACGGCAGCCTGCCCGGCAAGGTGTCCGGCGCACTGGACACCGGGAAGCTGACGGGGGCCGCATGGTGTGCCGCCGGCAGTTTGGACGCCCGGTATTACCTGTACCTGCGCCGCCAGGGGGACAGCGCCGGGCGGCTGCTGGTGTACGACACGGAGCGGGGCCTGTGGCACGAGGAGAGCGCCGTGGGTTACGAGATGGCCAGCACCGGCCGGCAGCTGTACCTGTGGGACGGCCGGGCCCTGTGGGCGGCAGACCCCGACCGGGAAACAGAAGGGGAAGCCGAGGCGGCGCTGCAGTTTGAAGCGGTGAGCGGAGACATTGGACTGACCGAGACGGATGACAAATACATCAGCCGGATCACCCTGCGGCTGGACGCCCAGACCCACAGTGTGGTGACGCTGGCGGTGAGCTACGACGGCGGACCCTGGGAGACCCTGCGCACGGCGGCCGCCACGGGAGACCATGCCCGGCTGAACCTGCCCTTTGAGCCGCGCCGGCACGACACCCTGCGGCTGAAGCTGAGCGGCACGGGGCAGATCGCACTGCGGAGCATGGCCTTTACATTGGCGGGCACCACCGGCGGCCGGGTGACCGGGGCCGGGCCGAGAAAGTGAGGAAGAACGATGGCGAGTTTAGCGGGGCTGAACGGCATCAGCCTGCCCAGCTTTGGCAGCAGCATGGACCCGGAGGACGCCCGGGCGCTGCGCAACTACCTGTACCAGCTGCAGGAACAGCTGGGGTATGTGCTGACCAACCTGGACAGCGAGAACATGAGCGAGAATTTTTTGAGCAGTAAGGGGGAGACGGAATGAGCAGACTGAGCAATGCCCGGACGGAACTGGAGAACTACGAAAAGACCCGCCCGGCGGACTATGTGAGCCAGTACCAGCCGAAGATCAAGGACGTGATGGGCCAGCTGGACGGCATGAAAGAATTTGACTACGACCCGGACGCCGACACGGCCTACCAGCAGTACAAGAGCCAGTACACCCGCTCGGCCAAGCTGGCGAACCAGAACGCCCAGGCCAACGCGGCGGCCCAGACCGGAGGCTACAGCTCCAGCTACGGCACCCAGGCGGGCCAGAACGCCTACACGACCACCATGAACAACCTGGACAACGTGCTGAACAGCCTGCAGGACCAGAGCCGCAGCGAGTACACGGCCAAGCGCACCGGGCTGGAGAGCCGGCTGAGCGGACTGCAGAACGCCGAACAGCAGGACTACCAGAACTACCAGAAGGACATGGCCAACTGGATGGACGGGCTGCAGTACCGCCAGAACGAGTACGACAAGGCCAGCAGCGAGAGCAGCCAGCGCACCAGCCGGTGGCTGAACGGCATCCTGAGCGCGGTGCAACTGGCGGCGCAGATCTTACCGTTCTTTTTTGTGTAAGGAGGGGACACCATGGGAACCATTGCGAGACTGAACACGGCAAAGAAGAAGCTGGCCCAGGCCGAACAGGCTATGCCGGGGGCCTACCAGAACAACTACACGGACAGCATCAACCAGAAGCTGGTGCAGCTGGCGGATGCCAGCCTGACCGGCAGCACCGGCGTGGACACGGACGCCCTGAATGCCGCCTACCAGCAGTACCGGGCAAACAGCGTGGCCAACGCCCAGAACGGCGCGGCGGCCGCTGCCGGCACGGCCAATGCCCTGGCGGGCGGGTACGGTGCGGACTGGGCCAAGACCGCGGCGAACCAGGCGGCAGGGGAGCAGATCGCAGGCGTGGACAACAGTCTGAGCAGCCTGCGGGCGGACGCTTTGCAGAACTGGAAGCAGAAGATGAGTGACACCACCAGCGTGCTGGACGACCTGCTGGGCCAGCAGAGCCTGGAACGCAGCGAGTATGACGGCAGCGTGAGCAATGCCCAGAACTGGCGGGACTACCTGAGCGGCCGGGTGGACACGGCACGGCAGGAGAACAACGATTTCTGGAACAATGTGTGGAACGTTGTGAAGGGAGTGGGCAATGCGGTAAAGACCGGGTACGATGCCTACCAGGGCTATTACCAGTGGGACAAGGAGTTTGAACTACAGAAGCAGCAGTATGCGGACAGCCTGCAGCGCACCCAGCTGAGCGACCAGATCAGCGCCATGGAACAGGCGCAGGCCTTTAAGCAGGCGGGCTTTGATGACCTGGCAGCCCAGACCCTGACCAAGTACGGACTGGACAGCACGATGCTGGACGCCTGGGAGGGCATGAGCGATACCCAGAAGGACAAGATGGCGGCCCTGCTGCAGGGCGCAAGCCTGGCGGGCAGCGGCAACGACACGGCAGCAAAGAATTACCTGCAGATGGCAGGACTGAGCGGGGACAGCACGGACAGCTACGGCACCATTGCCGGGCGGCTGAACAGCTCGAACCTTGCATACCAGCAGGCGCTGCTGGGACTGCAGCAGCGGTACAAGACCACGGGCACCGGAAGCACGAGCAGCGGCTACACGACCAGCCAGCTGCAGCAGATGGCAAACAAATTTTCCGGCATGAAGGGCACCGAGCCCCTGTACGACTTTTACAAGCGGACCCTGACCAATGCGGGATGGATCAAGGCAGACACCGGCACCAAGGCCAGTACCCAGAGCGCGGCGGGAGGAACCGGAGCGGGAAAGGTGGGAACCACGGCCAGCAAGCTGCCGGCAGCGACCACCAAAACGCCGTGGAGCACCAGCGGCACGGTGGACGGCGTGGCGGGGGCGTCGGTGAGCATGGCCAGCCCGAAAGGCGGCAATTACAATACGGCGCTGCGAGAAGCACAGCAGATGGCAAACAATGGCTATGACATGGCCCAGATCACCGAGTATCTAATCCGGAAAAATTACAGCGACAGCACCATCAGTCAGGTGTCGCAGACTATGGGATGGTAAAGGAGGAGCAACATGAGCCTGAGTGTAGAACAGGTGCGCCAGATGCGGGAGCAGATTAAAGCGAATGACGCCGCAAAAACCGCAGCCCAGAAGAAGACGACGACCCAGACGGCCAAGACCACCCCGGCGGCACCGGCAGCCAAGAGCGCCGGCACGGGCCTGAGCGTGGCCCAGGTGGCGCAGATCCGCAGCCAGATGACGGCTGCCCCCGCCAGCACCAGCCGCCTGCAGACGACGCCCAGCACCCCGGCCTGGACGGGCGGCACCCGGCAGGTGCTGGGCACGGTGAGCGCGGACACGCTGGGCAAGCAGGTGCTGGCGGATATGGCCAGCAACACGGGCAGCCCGGTGGCCACCGACCGGCAGGAGGATTACGAACCGGACTGGAACTATGCGGGAAACGACAACACCCCGAAACAGCGGGCCATTGCGCAGGGCGTTTATGGCAGCTACGCCAAGGCGGCGCAGAAGGCGGGGAATGCCCTTGCCAAGGACCGGCCAACAGACCGCTTTGACGAGCTGAACCAGTGGATGGACGAGAGCCCCCGGCACCGGGAGGTGGTAGACCTGCTGCGGCAGAAGGAGTACACCACCCAGGAGGACAAGGGTGTGGCCCCGGAGCAGGCCGTGCAGGTGACCGGTACGAAACAGAAATACAGCCCCGGGGACCTTTTGAAGATGGGGTACACGGCCCAGGAGATCAACGAAGCCCGGGCATACATCCGGGAATATGATGCCTTGCCGGTGACTGACCGGGCGGTGCGCCGCACGGCGGACACCACGAAGGGCATTGCCACGGTGGCGTCGGCGGTGCCCATGGCGGGCGAGATGACCGCCCAGGGCGTGAAGGACATCCGGGCTACCCAGAAAAACGAGGCGGCGCTGGACAAGGAACTGGAAGGCGATGCCCGTGGCAAGGAACTGAAAGACCGGATCACGGCGGTGGACATGGACTATAACCCCCAGTACACCGACGAGGATCTGCGCGGCATGGGCTACAGCCAGAGCGAGATCGACGAAATGCGCAGCCGCATTGCCGGGACGGTGCAGAAAACGGCGCTGGATAAAGACACGAGCCTTGGCTACCAGCTGTACCACTACGGCAAGCAGCGCACGGCAGCGGCCCAGGCGGGCCTGAGCCCGGCGGCCAAAACAGCCATGGGCGTTGCCACCAGCGCGGCGGAGAACCTGGCCGTGGCGGGCGTGAGCCCCTACCTGGTGCTGCCGGTGCTGAGCGCCCAGGGCGCGGCCGAGAGCATGGGCCAGGACGTGGAGAAGGGCACCAGCGCAGGCCAGGCCGTGGGCGTGGGCCTGGCAAAGTTCGGAGCCGGGTGGGGCATCAACTCGGTGGGCGTGGCGGACATGGCCCGCAGCATGGGCGTGGACTACGCCCGGGACACGGTGGCCGGAAAGCTGGCCGATCTTGTGCGCAGCTCGAAGCTGGTGAGCGGGCTGGGCAACAGCCAGTTGGCCGCCAACACGATCTCCGGCGGCGTGGACAATGCGGTACAGGCCTTTGTGGAGACCTATGCGGACAAGATCATTGATGCCACGCTGGGCGGCGACCAGCAGGCCGCCGACGAGCTGCTGCAGAGCGACACCTTTTTGCAGGCGCTGCAGAGCGGCCTGACGGGTGGTGCCTCCGGTGCGCTGGGCGGTGCCGTGGGCACGGGGCTGGGTGCCATGAGCCGGACGCTGGACGCCCGGGCCGGAACCGAAACGGCTGCCCCGGTGCAGGCGGACACCGAGAGCCGGGCGGCGGATGCCGCAGCGGCGCAGCGGGCGCTGGAAGCGCGGGCCATGGAGCCGGGAGAAGCTGCACGGCAGCAGGCAGACCAGGCCGCCGCCGTGCAGCAGACGGACAATGCAGATGCTGCGGAAACAACTGCCCAGAAGGATGCGGCCCCGGCGGTGCGCAGCGAGAACCCGGCGGTGCAGCAGCTGGCGGCCGCCCTGCAGGCGGACAACCTGACGGGCAAGACCATCAACCTGTTTACCCCGAATGCAGCCAATGCGGCGAACCGCGCGGCCTTTGCGGAGGAGTACGGCATGGAGCTGCCTGCCACGGCCAGCGAGACCCGGAAAGCCCTGCGCACGCTTGCCCAGCAGCAGACTGCCGAGCAGGCCATGCAGCAGGAGGCGGAGGCTCATGGCACAAATGTCGGGAACAAGGCAGCACAAGTGAAGAACCCTGCCGCCGATCAGCGCCAGAGCACTGTGGAAAAGGCCGGGGAAACCGTGGAAAGCGGGCAGGGCTACAGCGTGAGCATGAGCAACGACACCATGACGGTGCGCTTTGCGGACGGCACGGAAGCGGTGCGGACGGTAGACCCGGAAAACCCCAGAACGATGCTGTTTGACCCGGAACAGCTGCACCGGCAGGCGCAGGCAGAAAGCCGGGCTGAAGTACAGCAGGAAGCGCCGGCGCAGCAGCAGAGCCCGGCGGAGTACGCGGACGTGGAACTACGGGCAGACCCGGCGGCGCTGGAAACGGACAGCTGGACGCGGGGCGAGCAGGTGCAGACGGCGCAGGAGCTGGCGCAGCACTACCGGATGAGCACCCAGGCAGTGCAGACCGTGGTGAACAACATGCCGGCAGGCATTGGGGCGGAGATCTACGCCCCGGCGGCGGCCAGCCTGTACCGGCTGGGCGTGAACGGGGAAGGTGCCAGCTTTGCCGAGGCACTGCAGATGACCGGCAAGGGCAGCGCCCTAAGCGGACGGGTGCAGCAGGTGCTGGCCCTGGGCAACGCAGGGCGCACGGCGCTGGCGCTTGCTTACACCCAGGGCAAGGGCGAAGCGGAGCATTACAAGGAAATGAAAGCGGCCGAGCTGGGCAAGCGCCCCGGCAAGGCGGCACTGCGGGAGGATGCCGGCACTTACTACAAGGCAGACGGCAGCGTGAGCAAGGGCACCCGGGCGGACGACGCCCTGATCGAGTTGAGCGCCAAGGCCAGCGGCGTGGCGGCGCAGCGGGTGGTGCAGGGCCTTGCAAACAACGCCAAGGGCCTGATCCAGAGCGCGGCGGGCAAGGTGTTTTACTCGAGTGAAGCCGACGCCGCCACCGTGATGCACGAGACGCTGCACGAGCTGAACCGCTGGGACAACGCCGGCGGGCAGGAGCTGATCGACACCTTTGAGCACTACCTTGTGCAGCAGAACGGCATGGACAGCGTGCAGGAGCTGGTGCAGAGCTATCTGGACCGGTACGAGCGGGCGGGCCAGCAGCTGACCTACAACCAGGCCATGGAAGAGATCACGGCGGACGCCATGCGCAGCATTTTTGGAACGGAAGAGGACTTCCGGAATTATGTGCGCCAGCAGGCGGCGGAAGCCAGGATGAACGCCCAGGCCCAGAAGCGGAGCAACCGGGTGATGCAGAAGATCGAGACGCTTTTGCAGAAGGTGCTGACGGACATCCAGACCCTGCTGGGGGCGGAACCGGACAACGCGGCGGCCCGGGCGGCGCACACCCTGACCGAGACGCAGCTGAAGGACCTGCGGCAGATCTACTTCAACCACCAGGCGGATGCCGGAACCAACTACCGCGCGGCGCTGGAAGCAAACGGCGGCATGGAAAAAGCCGCTGCAGCAGACGCGGCAGCGGCGGAGGGCGAGCGGTATTCCATTGACGAACGGTTTGAGGACGAGATCGAAAGTCTGAACAAAAAGACGGACGATTATATGATCACGGTCGGCAAGACATCGGATGTGCTGAAAAGCATTGGTGTGAAAGATCAGACGATTTTGTGGAATGCTGGTAAAATCAAAGAAATTCTGAAAAAACACAGTGAGGTAAGATATAAGGCCGGAAAAGAAAAATCCATCATGACACCGGACATCATCAAGCAGGTGCCACAGGTATTGGAAAACCCGGTGGTGGTGCTGCACTCGAATGAGGAGACCGGCGCAAATCAGGGAAAAAATTATAGAAGCCGAATCTATATGTTCGGTGAAGTGAAGGATGCACTGAACCAGCCGGTGAGTGTTTCGTTGGAACTGCTGCCGACCCGTAAGAATGGATTAGTGATGGATAATATTGTTCTTACCAGCGCTTATGGAAAGAACAATGTGCAGAATGCGTTGAACAGTGACCAAATCCTGTACATTGACCCGAATAAAAAAAGAACCGCAGCATGGCTGGGCAGTACTGGGCTCCAATTGCCGGTCCCCCCAACCATGTACGGTTCCAGAGGTACTTTAACATACTTCGGAGAGTCTGTCAAGATGATGGATGCAAATTCCCGCAACGCAAAACTTGCACAGTTTATGACGCAGGAAGGAGAAAACCGCTACCAGCTGGACGTGGACAGCGAGGACGTGGAAGCAGCCAGGCGCCAGAGCGTGGGGGACGGCGGCGCTGAGACCGAGACTCTGGCCAAGGTGATGGCGCAGGCGGATGCGGCACAGGTGTCGGACGAAAGCCTGGAACGCATTGCCCGGAAGATGGTGAAGACCAGCGACAGCCGGGCGGACGTGAAGACCCTGACCAGCCGCCTTGCCGCACTGCGGAACTACCTGAGCGGCGGCAGCGTGGACTGGGCCCAGGCCCACGGCTTTGTGCTGGACATGGCCCAGCAGGTGATGGAAGGCAGCGCCAAGAAAAACGACGAGCTGTGGAAGGCCTACCCCGACCTGCACAAGATGAGCATGAGCCTGGAAAAAGGCAGCAAGGACTACAACGAGGTGCTGTACAAGTACGGCAGCTGGGCCGAGGCCCGGAAGGAGCTGGCAAAGCACGGCGTGAGCCTGACGCTGACGAAAAAGGGCGAGGTGAGCCGGTGGGACGCCGACTTTACCGAGCTGCAGGGCATTGGCGGGGGATTGTTCCCCACCGAAACGCCCAGCAGCGCCGCCGACGCGCTGGAAGCCATGGCGGCGGCACACGATGCGATCAAGCCCACGATGGAGAGCGCCTATGACAGCGAATGGGACGCGGCCAAGCAGGAACTGGCCATGGATCTGTGGAACGAATACCTGGGCCTGCCGGGCGTGGCCAACAGCCGGAACGCGAAACTGCGGGCGGAGTTCAAGGCGCGGACCGAGCAGATGAACGAACAGGCAAAGCGGCACAGCCTGGCGCTGCAGGCCGCGGCCAACCTGAACGCGGCCAAACAGCGGGCCAGCGACCGGCAGAAGATGCGGCAACCCTATGCGGACCGGATGACCAAGGCCCAGCAGGACTACAAGGAAGCGGCCGCAAGGGCAGAGGCAAAGTTTGGCGCGAAGGAGCGGAAGCTGGAACAGCAGGCGGCTGTACTGCGGGAGGCAGAACGCGGAAAGACCCGGGAGAAAATTGCCATTGCACAGGCGAAGAACGCCGAGCGGCTGGCCCAGATGCGGGACAGCCGGGACAAGGACAACACCCGGCGGGCCATCCGCAAGGCGACGAGTGAGCTGACCAAGATGTTCGAGCACCCGAACGAGAAAAAGTATGTGCCGGAGTACCTTTTGGACAAGGTGCAGCCGGTTTTGCAGCTGGCGAACGAGGCCATTGGAAACCGGGAGACGGCCCAGCGGCTTGCCCAGTGGGCGCACCGGGGCGAAGAGGGCTGGACCTACGCGCCCATGCAGGACAGCAAGGCAGCCATGGAAAAAGCGGTGTACGGGCTGCGGGACGGCATCAAGCGGGAGATGGAGAACAGCGACCGGGCACAGCTGGAATGGGAGAACAGCGGCCTGCAGGACGCCATTGACGAGTGGCTGCTGGACGTGAACGACAACCGGGAACGGGAGATCGAAGTGCTGCGGGCGAAGATCGAGAACGCAAAGCAGTACACCCGGGAGGATGAAAGCCCGAGCTGGACGGCGTATGTGGACGGACTGAACGACCGACTGGCAGCGCTGAAAAACGGCGGCATGGCCACCTTGAGCTCCACCGAACTGCGAGGGCTGCGTGACATCCTGGACCAGACGCTGCACATCATCAAGACCGACAACGTGGTGGTGGGCGCGACCGAGGACGTGATGATCGACGAATTCGCCGAGGGGGTGAAAAGCGAGCTGACCGACGCCAAAGGCGTGAGCAAAAAGCCGGGCGCCCTTGGCAGGATGAGCCGGGCGCTGAACAGCTACAAGATGAACACCATGAACATTGAACGGATGTTTGAGCGGCTGGGCGGGTACACCCACGGCGGCTACATGGAGAACCTGGGCAAAATGCTGAACGACGGCCAGCGGAAGAAAACAAAGATCCTGATCGAGGGCACGAGGGTGTTTGACGAGCTGACCGGGCCTGCCCACGAGAAGGAACTTTACCACTTTACCCATGACCTTGTGGACATCGGTCTGAAAGACGACAGCGGCAAGGCACGGAAGATCACCCACAATCAGCTGGCAGAGCTGGCGCTGCAGCTGCAGAACAAGCAGGGCGTGCATCACATTCTGACCGGCGGCCTGACGCTGGAGAACATGGAGGCGAAGCTCTCCGGCGACACGGAGCTGGCAAAGCTGGACAAGGCCACGGTGCGGGTGGGGCAGCTGACCGTGACCGACAGCGAGGGCAGCAAGCCGGACGCGGCCGCCCTGAGCCAGAACGAGGACGCCGAGCGCCGCACCCTGCTGGAAGAGGTGGACAAGCACCTGACCGACTACGACCGGGCATGGATGGCGGCCTGGAAGACCCTGAACGCCAGGATGACCGGGTACATCAACGAGACCAGCATGCTTTTGAGCGGCGTGAAGAAGGCCACCACGGAGAACTACATCCACATCAACGTGGACGGAGACACGAACCTGGAGCAGAACAAGGGCATCCGGTACGACAACAGCGCGGCGAACCCGGGGTGGCTGAACCACCGTGTGAACAGCTCCAAGCCGGTTTTGCTGGTGGGCCTGGTGCAGCAGGCCGAGACCAGCATTGAGAACACGGCCCAGTACGCGGGCATGGCGGTGCCGCTGCGGAACGCGGAAAAGGTGCTGAACAGCATGCAGGGCGGACGGACGCTGTTTGGAACCATTGGAGACGTTTGGGGCACCCCGGCGCGCGAGTACATGAACAACGCTCTGGCGGACCTGTGCGAGGTGAAGGACAGCCGGGCCGTGGGTGACGGCGTATTTGCGAAGCTGCGCAGCTATGCGGCGGCCGCGGCGCTGAACGCCAACATCAACGTGACGCTTTTGCAGGCGGCCAGCCTGCCCACGGCAGCGGCAGAGCTGGGCTGGGGCGCCACGGGCGGTGCCGCGGTGCAGTTTGGCAAGAACATCCTGCCGTGGGAGCTGACAAAAATTGAACAGCGGATGGCCGAGCACGGGGACGAACTGCTGGCCTACCGCCTGCGGGGGACCGGCACGGGCGAGATGGCAAGCGCCAACGCGCAGAAGGGCTTTCTGGGCCGCAGCCACGATGCAGCCCGGAACAGCGAGAACAAGGCGGTGCGCGGTGTGACGAAGGCGGCGGACAAGGTGATCGGCCTGTGGACGGGCGGCATCACAAAGATGGACGAGATCACGGTGGCAGCGTGCTGGCAGGGCAGCGAGAGCTATGTGAAAGCCCACCCGGAGGAATTTGCGGCCGGGGCCGAGGTGGTGAACAGCCCGGAATACTGGGCGGCGGTGAACGAGAAGTTTGAGCAGGTAGTGGAGCACACCCAGCCCAACTACACCACCATGCAGCGCACGGGATTCCAGCGGTCTGACAACGCAATGGTAAAGGCGCTGATGATGTTCAGCACCCAGCGGCAGCAGAACGCGCAGATCCTGACGTCGGCCTTTGAGGACTACGCGGCGCAGGGCGAATGGGTGAAGGCCCGGAAGGCCGCGTACAAAGAACGGCCCGGCGCCGAAAGCAAGGCGGCGCTGGAAGAAGCGCAGAACGCAAAAGACCAGGCAGGGCAGCGGGTGTGGCGCGCCGTGAGCAGCCAGGTGGTGCAGACGGCCGTGATCGCCGCCCTGGGCGTGGGCGTGAAATTTGGGCTGCACCGGTGGCAGGACCTGCAGGACGACAACGGCGACATGACCCCGTGGAGCGTGGCATGGGACTTTGTGCGGCAGTTTGTGAAGAGCTTTGGCAGCAACTGGACCGGCGTGAGCGAGGCCATGACCGCCGTGGACCTGGTGACGTCCGGCTTTACCAGCACCCGCTCCACCATCAGCATGAACGGCATTGAAGTGCTGAACGACGTGGTGCGGAAGATGGGCAAGGTATACCAGCTGGAAGCCAAGGACACCAGCGAGATGACCGAGAAGCAGCTGGACGCCTACAACGCCCAGATGAAGGAGGCCATTGTAGACATGCTGGGCCAGTTTGCGGCGGCACGGGGCATCCCTTACGCCAACCTGAAAAAGCAGGTGCAGGCGGTGACCGGCTGGATGGACACCCTTGCCAACTGGAACAAGGAGGGCGGAAACTTTGACAGCCTGCCCGCCAGCGCCACCGGCCAGTATGACCGGCTGTACAACGCCTACCTGAACGGGGACACGGTGGAGGCGAAAGCCGCGATTGAAAAGCTGAACGGCATGGTGGAGGCCGGGACCATCCAGGAAAACAAGATGTACGAGCAGATGAAACAGCGGCTGCAGCAGTACGAGCCCCGGGTGACCGAGGCGGCGCAGGAGACCAACGCCGACCGCTGGGAAAAGCGCAAGCAGCTGGTGGACCAGATGACGAGCGAGATGCAGCAGGCCTTTGGCGGGGAACAGAGCGACGCCCACGACTGCGTGGTGAAAGCGGTGGATGCAAAGAGCAACGAGCTGCTGAAGGCCGAGAAGGGATACGACAAGGCCGGCAGCATCTATGCGGGCCTGCGGGATGCCGTGGGCAGCGGCAGCGGCCAGAGCGTGCAGGACGAGTACGACCGGCTGGTGAAGGCGGGCAAGAAGCCGTCCAGCGTGAAAAATGAGATCACGAAGGCGGCTAAGGCGGACTATGTGGATGGCAGCGAGTACGACCGGGAGCAGCTGGCGGAGATGCTGCTGGCCTTGACCGACAAAGACGGGAACGCCCTGTACGAGCAGAAGAATCTGGACGACTGGGTGAAACAGGCGGAGAAGAACGCAGAGAAGGAGGCACAGAAGGAAAACGAGTTTGACCGGTATGATCTGCTGAAGTAAACAAGAGCACCCCGGCGGCCGGAAATGGCTGCCGGGGTGCTGTTGTTTGCGGGCTTTGCATGAGAGGTTCACGCATCTTCGTTGTTCAACGCATCAAACAATGCGTCTGTGTTATCGAACGTCGGTTTGCGCTCCGGCTGCCACAAGAGACCTTGCTTCATCGGCTTCTCTGCGCAGTTCGTCCAGATATTTTTGGGGGAGTACAGAGTTCATGACGTCGTGGAAGGAGGCATAACGGGGATAAGCCTCGGGCTGTGCCTTCATGGCGGGGTATTCGTTCAAGGAAGCTGCGGTTTCTGCATTGGGAACCGTGCTTACAAAAACGCCGGAATCAAAAACAGCACTCATACGAAACCTCATTTTTGCGGTTCAGATCAGGCCGAGCTCAGACTTGAGCCCTTCCTGCAGGACGCTGGAAAAGTTGATATGAGCAGCTTCGGCGGCATCATTGAGCCAACCGGGAATAGAAAGGGTCTTTTTGACGGGTTTGAACTGCTTTTGATAGGCCACCATGTCAAACGGAACCATAGCGACGAAATCACCCGGCTCCACGGCCAGTGCGGAAGGGAGAGAAGGCTTTGGAAAAGTTTTCTGATCTTCGAGCATCAGGCCGATAGCATCCTGTGCCATGGAAACGGCTTCGTCCATGGTTTCGCCCTGCGTGAAGCAGCCGTCGATATCCGGGACAGAAACAGAGTAACCGGTTTCTTCCGGGTGGAAAACGGCAGGATAGAAAATCGTGTTCATGAAATCACCTCTGAATCATTTGTGCAGGCCAGCCTGCTTGAGAATGCTTTTCTCTGTGCCGATCTTCAGATCTTTTGCGTGAACCGGAACAATGGTGGTTTTGCCACTGGTGGGGTTGCGATATTTGGCATGAGAACCATTTGCACTGACAAAGACAAAACCATTTTGTTCCAACAGCTTTATGATCTGCTTGGGCGTCATTGGCATTGGACGTCACCTCTTTTTTGTTCTAGTTTCATTATATACGTATTATACGTGTGTGTCAAGCGCGATATTTGCCAGAATGTCCGCAGGTTTTTTGTGCAGCGGAGTGCGGTAGACTGGAAGGGCGAAAGGAGGAGACGCGAATGCGTGTGAAGATCTTGAAGCGCAGTTTTGCCGGGGCGGAGTTTGCCCCGGACATCCGGGTGCTGAAGGTGGGCGGCCAGAGCAGCGCCGGGGTGGAAAAGCTGGAATTTGAGCTGCCGGCAGAATGGCAGGGCCTGAGCGTGACGCTGCATGTGCAGTGGCTGGACGGCACCCTGCCCGCACCGGTGCTGCTGGACGACGAAGACAGCGTGGCGGTGGACAAGACCCTGACGGCCAGCCCCGGCGGCCAGTGGATGCTGCTGGCCCTGGGTGCGGACGGTTACCGGGCCCTGACAAAGCCCACCAAGTACGAGTGCTACAGCACTCTGAACACCGACGGAGACGTGGAAATCAGCCCCACCCAGTACGAGACCTTTGTGGCCCGGGTGCTGGAATACTCCAACACGGCGCAGCAGGCCGCAGCCAGCGCAAAGACCAACGCCGAGACGGCGGCCACCGCAGCAACCCGGGCGGTGAATGCCAAGGGCCAGGCAGAGACGGCGGCCCGGACGGCAACGGCAGGGGCCGAAAACTCTGAAAATTCGGCAGTGAGGGCAGAGGCTGCGGCGGCCCGGGCAGAGGCAGCGGCCCCGGAGACCGGGAAGGTGGTGAGCGTCAACGGCAAGGGCGGCGCGGTGCACCTGACGGCTGAGGATGTGGGAGCCATGCCGGCCAGCGGTGCGGCGGTGGTGCAGAGCATCCGGCTGGAGGGCCGCACCCTGACCGTGACGATGGCCGACGGCAGCGAAAAGAGCTTTACCACCCAGGACACCACCAGCCTGCCGGCCATGACCGAGGTGCTGGGTACAGAACACGGCGGCACCGGGAAGGAGACCCCGCTGACGGCGGAGGACGTGGGCGCGGTGGAAGCGGGGAGCGGCGTGTACCTCAAGGCGCTGACCGTGCAGGGCAACACAATGACCGTGACCAAGGGCGACGGCAGCACCGAGACCGTGATGCTGGCCCAGGAGTACGTGCTGCCTGCCGCCACAGCAGACCAGCTGGGCGGCGTAAAGGTAGGGGACTACCTGGACATCGCCCCGGACGGCACCCTGAGCGGCAAGACCCTCAATGACAAGATCGCTGCCGCCGTGGCGGTAAAGTCGGAGCCCCGGCTGGTGTGGAACACCTATGCGAAGTCTCCTGAAAGATTCAAAACTTGGGATGTTCAGATTCCAGGCAATGTTGATAAGATATGCATTACCAAAGGCAAGTACAACAGCTACAATAATAACACTGAAAAAAGCATTGCACGCGGTGGCACGACAACTTATGACTGTGACTACAATTTTACAATCACATTCCAAACAAACGGCATCCTTCATGTTGTTTATCCATACAAAACAGTGTTCCCTCTGGAACTCTGGATTGACGGCTACCACTACCCCACCCTCGCGGACCTGCTGACGCAGGTGACCGCCGTGGAGAGCAGTGTCACCGATCTTCAGGTGGCCCTGTGCGAGCTGTACGAAGAAAAGGAGGGAAATTGATGGCGAAAATTTATGCAGCCCTGATCCGCAAGGGTATCAAGACGCTGGACGAGGTGCCCGCCCGTCTGCGTAGCACCGTGGAAGCCCTGCTGGCCGCAAACGGCATCTCCGCAGTAACCGAGCAGGACGAAGAAACAGAAGAACCTGACGAAACAGAAAGGACGTGACAAAATGGCAATCAAACAGTACAGCCTCGCCAAGGACGGTGCCAAGCAGCTGTCCCCGGCCTTTAAGGTGCGGGAGTTCCGGTGCCGCGACGGCAGCGACGCCATCATGGTGGACGAGGCCCTCACGGTGCTGCTGCAGGCCATCCGGGAGCACTTTGGCAAGGCGGTGGTCATCACCAGCGGCTACCGCACGGCCACCCACAACACCGCTGTGGGTGGTGCAAAATCCAGCCAGCACCTGCTGGGCCGGGCGGCTGACATCCAGGTGCAGGGCGTCAGCGTCGAGGACGTGGCCGCCTACGCCGAGAGTCTGATGCCCGCCTGGGGCGGCGTTGGCCGCTACCCCGTCAAGGCGGGCCGCGCCAAGGGCTGGGTGCATGTGGACACCCGGCCCAACAAGAGCCGGTGGGTGGGCTGATCGTCTCACGGCACACCGCTTTGAGACGATTAAAACGAAAATGAGACGAAAGGAGGAAACGACATGAAAGACACCTTTTGCATGGCCGTGGGGGCGCTGGGGGCCGCCATTGCCAGCCTGTACGGCGGCTGGGATGCGGCGCTGCAGACGCTGATCCTCTTTATGGCCGTGGACTACGTGACCGGCCTGATCGTGGCGGGCGTATTCCACGCCAGCCCCAAGAGCCGGACCGGCGCGCTGGAGAGCCGTGCGGGCTGGAAGGGACTGATCCGCAAGGGAGAGACCCTGCTGATCGTGCTGGTGGCCTGCCGGCTGGACGCCGTGATGGCAACCAGCTTTGTGCGGGACGCCGTGGTCATCGGCTTTATCTGCAACGAGACCATTTCCATCGTTGAGAATGCCGGATTGATGGGCCTGCCGATCCCGGCGGCGCTGACAAAGGCCGTGGACATTTTAAAGCAGCGCTCGGAAGAGCAGAAAGGAACCTGAACATGAACGCACACATCACGAAGAACAACAACATTTCCGCCGGCACCGTGGCACGCACCGCCGTGCTGGGCCTGGCCCTGGCAAACCAGATCCTCAGCGCCTGCGGCAAGCCGCTGCTGCCCATTGACAGCGCACAGCTGGAGCAGTGGGTGACGGCGGGCCTGACCTCGGCGGCGGCCATCTGGGCATGGTGGGAGAACAACTCCTTTACCAAAGAGGCGCTGGCGGCGGACAGCTATCTGGAGCAGCTGAAGAAGGGCGTGCACTGAGGTTGCTTGCATTTTGTAAGCAGCTGCACATGACTTAGCCACTGCGGCGGCAGGGTGTACGCCTACATAGAGCAACAGCCCCGGGAACCATCTGGTTCCCGGGGCTGTTTTTGTTTGCAAGCGACCTATTCCGACATATTGCGACACATTAGGACACAACTGACACATCCTGACATTTTTCGGCTAAAGTGGGCGTGGAAGGATGTGTAAAAAATGACTACGACTGAAACGACCGACTTTGCACTCCGGGCGGCCGACGTCTTGCGCCCGCTGGGGATCACCCGTAATATGAGAGCTTATCGCATTCTGCGGGATGCGCTGGCCCGGATCTATGAGCAGGAGGACAGGCTGGAGGCTGTACAGAAGGAAGTATATGAGCCACTGTCAGAACAATATCACTGCTACTGGACAGCCATTCAGAGCACGATTCGTCGAGCCGCACAGATCGCATGGAACACAAGCCCGGAACATGTGCAACAGCTGGCAGGCTACCCACTGACCGGCACACCGTCCGCGGTGCAGTTTTTGGTGATGCTGTACAATGCGCTGGTGAGAAGGGGTTAATGGGAGAGGGGACGGGTAAGAAGAAAATAAGAAGGAAAGACGGTGACGGTAAGGTTCGACTGGGGAAACATAAGGCGGACCAAACAAAAATAATCCGAACTTGTTTCCGATAGGAGATGGGTTCGGATTATTTGTTTTCTTCGGAAAATTCAACGCAGGTGTCCGTGGAAGATGAAATCCGAAATCATAGATCGACCGATATAAGCTACGACATGATTTCAGGAGGACATGAACATGAAGTACGATGCAAGAGCTTGCCATTTCAACATGGACACCGGCTGCGTGGAGCTGCTGCTCCGGGATGGGAGAATGATCTCTATCAACTGTACCGGGGTCGAGGATGCGCTGGATGTCACTATGGCGCAGCGGTTTGAATTGGACTATCTCATCTACAATGACCCGCTGGCGTATGCTGAACTGATCCTGAACGGCGAACCGGAGAAATATCTTCGGAATGTAGCAGGAAGTCACGGGTTAGAAGATTGAGGGCAAAACAAAAACAGGGTGCGCCCCGAAGGACGCACCCTGCCAAAAGCCACAGACGATAACGATATGTACAACAGGGCGTTCCCCGTCGGGAACGCTCTGTTTCTCTTTACTGGTGGTGTGATGAGCCTGCTCCGCCTGCCACGCGGCAAACTCCCGCTGGCCTTCCTCGCTGTTCCAGCAGGCAAGGATGGCCGGGTAGAATGCACGTGCCAGACGGTCAATGACTTCATCGGGATAGGGGGAAGTGTTTGTGGACTTTTTCTTTTTGTTCAAACGCACGCTCCTTTGGACATCTGTGAACAGCATACCATGTGCCTGATGTTATGCTGTCTGGTCTTTAACATCTGCGAGTGCGGCTTCCAGAGAAGCAAGGTAGTCCTTGTGCTTGTGAATGATCTCCAGAATCACATCACGCTGTGCATTATCGGGCATTTGCTCCAACTGATAGTTGAACGCAATGCGGAAACGAGTGGTCACATCTTCCAATGCTACATACCTGTACCGCAGATCTTCCGGGTAAGCATCGCTGTCGTAAATCGATTCAAACTTTCGGAATGGCATGACAGGAGCTTTGCCCGGAACACGAATCACACCGTCAGCGTCAGGCTTCGGTTCCACCTTCAGCTCCGGGTGCAGAATATCCTGCAAGGTCTGTGCACGGTCATTGTAGGCCGCCCTGGCAAGGCGGTGCATATCCGCTTTGGACACTTTCATCTGTCCGGACAGGATGCTCTGCTTTAAGCCCGGCATCAGTTCTTCCGCAATCTCCACGCCTTTCATATACTTCGAGGCGCGGATAACGGTGTCCTTGCTCACACCGTTTTCTTCTGCGATTCGGTCGCAGGTTTTGGTGCTGTCGATCAAGTTCGCATTTAGCGAACTTGATTTTGCATCGCTGCTCTTGCGATCACCGCCGTGCGCGGCTTTTTCGGCTTCATACTGTTTGCCCATCAGGTAGTACTTCTGCTCCGGGGTGAGGTTGCGCCGCCCCAACTGGTTCTTACAAATCCAAGCGAGAACTTCTTCTCGGCTTTCAAACGGGAGTGGCATCGTGGAGAAAGAGATTTCGGGATGTTCCTGAACGATCTCATAACGATTGTGTCCGTCAACAAGGATGTTATTCCAAACGATCAAAGGAGAAAGCAGCTTGCCTTCCTTGAGGATATTTTCTTCAAGCTGCTTAAATTCATCATCGGTCAGAGGGGGAATCTGGGACTGGAACTCCGGGTCAATTTTCAGGTTGATCATACGCACACTCCTTTATCTCTCCTGCTGCGTCTGTTCTTCCTCCCGGAAAAAGGACGCAACATTCTGCTTTGCGGCTTTCAGTTTGAGCAGTTCTTCCTTGACTTCCTTGTACTGCTCGTAGAACCTTGCCTTTTCGGATGCCATTGCATTGTACTCGGCTTCCAGCTTTTTCGGGCTGGGCAGCTTGGTGATGTCGATTGCCTTGAAATAGGCCACTGCCGCCCGGTACGCTGTCAGCTCTGCACGGTGCTGCTCCTCAAAGGCTGCGGGTCGTTTGGCAGTCTTTAACTGCTGTGCGACATTCTTGGTGCTGGTGTAGGCTGCGATGTGATAGCGCAGCTCTTTGTTGGCTTTCATGCGACCTTCGAGGTCTTTCACCACCGCCAGCGAGTCGTGATACTTGGTTTCCAGTTCGGTGATGCGCTGGTTCAGGGCGTCCTCGTCGGTTAAGCCCTTTTCCTGCAGAAGCTTCACGGTCTGCGCCATGACTTTGAGATTGTGTTTCGTGAGCCAACGCTTATAGCCGATGCCCTTGCCCTCGGTCATCCTCGACTGGATGTCGATCAGTTTCCCGATGGCATCCTGCTTGAACTGCGCCTTGGGTTTGCGTTCGGCGTTTGCCTGCAACGTGGCAAGCACTGCCGCCTTATCGAACTTGTCACCGAGATGTTTCGCCCGGATGAACTTCGTTCTGCCAGCGGGCAGATAGCTGAGCTGCCCACGGCTTTCCTTGACGGCAATGCCGTACTGCTGCATGAGCCTGTCAGAAAAATCTTCAAAGCTCGTAGCGCGGTACAATACAGACGAAATCTGTCTCCGTAAAGTATCCTTCACAGTTTCAAACTTCTTTTGCTTGGGCTGTTGTCCAGCTGCGGCAAGGGCTGCGTTTGCAAGGTCGAGCTTCTGCTGACCACGCCTGCGCGCCCAATACTCCGCTTCGCTTACGCGCTCTTTCGAGCCGTTGAGCAGGTCGATCTGGTATAGTCCGGCACCTTCGCACAACTCCATGACCTCGACACGGAGGTGCCGCATGGTCTGGGCAGTGCTGGAGTGCTTCATGCCCTCACGCCAGTCGCGGGGTTTTTGCATATAGGGCTTGCGTCCCACTTCTCGTGTGCGGATGCTGCCGATTACGATGTGGACGTGGATGTTTCCCGAATGGTTGTGCCCATCCGGGTGGGTACAGACGATGGCAGGATGACCGGGAAAGTTGTCCTTGCAGAACTGCAAACCAAGGGCTTGCGCTTTTTCCATAGTCAGTCCGTTGTCGGCTGCATCTCTGGGGTCAAAGCTGATGATATATTGATGGCTCTTGATATCACCATGCTGGGTATTCTTGCCGTACTTGCGGTTTGCCAGCAGGCAGGCCGTAGCAAACGAGAAATCGCCACACTCAAGGGTGTCGAGCAGGTAGGATTCCCGCAGCTTCGGCTTGCCGTGCTCATCCAGAAGTTGCTTTCCGGTGAACTCGTCATGCTGGTAAACAAGGTACGCTTCGATGGCGGTGTAGTTCGAGTTTTTAGAGCTTATATGCTTGAGCGTTGCCATACAGTTCACCCAGAACTTTCTCAGCGTGCAGCCGAAATGCGGTCAGGTCTGCAAGTTCGTCAAGAATTTTCGCTCGTATCTGCTCGGTGTCCGCACCGCCAGAATTGAAGTGCCTTGCAAGCTGGTTGAGGTTGGTGCCCACCTTGCTGCACTGGGCAAGCAGGGTGGAAACAGTGGTCAGGGTTTCTTCGCCGCCGCCTGCAACGATGACTGTTTTCTCGATCTTGACGTTGTGGATGGCGCGGCGGATGAAAGTGGAGAGGGAGAGATTCAGGAGTTTGCAAGTGAGCTCCAGTGACGCTTTTTCCTCCGCTGTCACACGGAACTTGATGACGTGCGTTTTGTTGTTCGGCGTGTCGTGGTGCTGGGAATTGCTAGGGGTCGATTGAACATTCGTTTTGGTCATTGTACCTCCTGTCTGTTCGATAACTCCTCGGTGAAGTTATGTAAGCACGACACGCCGTTGCTGTTCGCACCGTCAGGCGCGAACCATGAGCAGGGTTTGGGGCAGGCACGCCCCAACAAGATCACTTCGGAAATGCAGATGCATTGAAGAAGTGAAGTCCCGGTGGAGCACAAGATTTTCAAAAATTGAAAATTTGTGGCCACGGGACGGTTCTTGCCCTCTACCGCTGCGCTCAAAATCAACTTTCAACAAATGTTTCCGAATTGTTAAGGCGCAAAAATAAGTAGAGGTGGTACTGCTCATGTAAGGGGATTACCGTTTGCTCCGAACGAAGTTCCTGCCCCTGTTTTGCAGCGGCGTTGTCCGGCTCACCCACAGAAAGTGTGAGGTCATGGCGCAGTATTTCGTTCAGACGGCTTATGAAGGATTCAAGGTTCGGTATGAAGAAAGTCGGGCGCAGTGCGGACACTACGTCTTGCTTCTTTCAAGCACAAGAATAACACTTTGAAGTTGTGCAGTCAACAACCAAAAATGAATTTCGGAGATTTGCACAACTACATAAGATTTTATTTGTAAAAAAGAAAAATACCGCTCACGCAGTACAGGCGAAGGATTTTGTCGGGTGAAACAGACGGCAAAATGAATCGGGTGTGTTGCGGGGCGGTACGTTCTTTCTGGGCAGTCATCCGCTGAAAGTGGTGGTTATCACGGTGAGAACTACCACTTTTGTCAGCAGGATTTGGAATAAAAGGTACCATGGAAGTGTAGGCGCGTTAATATGGTTTTGCAAAATTTATCACGGTAAAGTGGCGATAGTAAGACTTATTCTCCTTGTGGCTTTTCCGGTTGCCTGAGGGAAGTCTGATACGCTCTCCGTTTTCGTCAAGGTCATAAACCTTGCGGCTCTTAGGCAGCCACTTTCCATTTTCATCAATGGCTCTCATGGTCAACATGATATGGCAATGGGGATTGTGTCCGGGAGGATGGGATGGCAACATGACTTCCGTGTAGACAACACCTTCCTTTTTCCGGTAGTCTTTGTGCTTCTGGTCATACTCGGAAAACAGATTCTCGCCGCTCTGGTAGGCAGCTCCGGCAACAGCTGACTGCCGTTTGCTCCGCTTCGTGATTTTGATTTCAAAATGAGGGTTTGCCACTTTATCGTCTCCTTTTAATGTTCTTGGACAAAAAAAGCAGGAGACCATGTAGGTTTCCTGCTTTAATATGCTCGGCGTTATTTTGATAGCCAACTCAAAAAATCATCTGAAATTGAGTTCCAGTTATCCAAATTTAACACACAATGTTTTAGTTTTTCAAGATATAGAGAGTCATTAATTTGAAGTAGTTCAAAAAGTATTTTTCTATATAGTAAGCTCAGTTTTTGTGCATATAAGCATGATTGCTTGCCATTTAAGGCTGGTTTTCTTTGATTCCTTTTGACGTGCATGATATTGACTCTGCTGTTTACAAGTACATTTAAAAATTGATTATATTGGCTTGATGAAAGTTCTTTATTAAAAATCTCTTTACCATATTTGATGATTAGTGCATCCAAACAATTTTTTAAAGTTGTTCCACGACTACCTGGTTCTAATGAGGCAAAATAATAAGTTCGCTCCTTGACAACTTCAACAATAGGTTCAGCAAGCTCAACCAGAAATGCGCATTTTACATCTATCGTAATTTTGCTATCACTGACCGAGTAAAGAAACATTTGATGTACAACGCCCAACTCATCTAACAAGTCATCCCACTTACTAAACAAATCAGGTGTAAATACATTTTCAAAATCAATCAACCTATACGAAGCATTTTTGCAGAAATCAGCTGAGCAAAAATAGCTTGATCTTTGTGCAATCAAATTTTGAGCACATGGAATCAATGAGTCGTTTGAAAAAACATCTGATTCAGAAAATTTCATTTCTTTCAGTTGAATAAATCTTCCATCTAACAGCATCAATAGACGTTCTATTTTAGACAAAACCGTATTTAAGTCAAATATCGAAACATCCGAATCAGTTGAGATTTTGATGCTTCGGATTACTGCCTGCTCAATATCCACATGAAAAAGTTGTTCCTTTCCAATATCAAATTGTATATGAACAGGACCTCTAAGCACAGATTTTTCTTCCTCGTATTCAGCTGTTAAACACTTGCAGATAAATGGACGTTCCATTATTTGTCTCACACTCCATCAGATTACTATCAAAAAATATTATATCAGAGAAAACGGTTATTTTCTACTACACAACCAAAGCAAAGGGGTAGCTGGCTTTAGCTAGCGCAGGGGAAGTTCAGCTTCCTCTGGATGAATGGAGCAAGGGACTTTTGCGGAAATCATCAGCTCCATGCAATGGTGCGGGTCTCCGGTGGAGACCTCTGCGAAGCAGAAGCACCGACCGAGCCGACAGGCGAGACCTTTCGGCAGAACGCAATGCACCACCTTTAGGTGGTGTATAATTGCGCCCTATTACAATAGGGTTGGGACCGGATATGGTAGCCAGCCATATTCCATTCCAACTCGTACCTAAGTTACAATAAGAGAGTAATC